GCCGATTCTCTTTTGAGAGTTTCGGAAATGTCTTTTGAGAGTTCCTACAATACCAGCGAAATGCCGCCTTGGGTTTACTCAGCATATCGCCAGCGGTAGCCGCCAGCGGATTTCTGATGTGTACGTTGTGCGCATACGTTACCAATAAGTGCTTTGCTGATGCCTACCGCATCGGCTGCTTCAATTATACTCGGGAATGTCTTGATATATTCTCCGTCTAATGTGTACTGTTCCACAGGCCTCCATAGTTTCTTGGCTCTTCGCAAATGACCGTCTTTCCATCTGATATTGTGCGAGCGGTCACACCACTCCAGATTGTCGGCGCGGTTATTCGTTTTGTCCTCGTCCTTATGGTTTACGTCAGCAAAGTTGTTAGGGTTCGGAATGAATGCTTCGGCCACTATCCTGTGCAATTTCAGATTATGCTTCTTGCCGTCCTTGGTCAGCCCTATGTAGATATACCCGCTCTTATGATGTACGGGCATTATTAGAGAGCCTTTGCATGGCAGAATATACCCATTCTTGCGCTCAACATAGCGGTCAAGTGATCGCACCCTTCCGATGTTGCTCACTTGATAGATGCCCTCATAGCCTTCGATGTCTTTCCAAATCTCTTCCATGATGTCAGATGTTAGCTTCGTGAGCAATACGTGTTGGCAGTCCCAATGCAATCAAGCAGCCTTCAAGGATGATGCGGAAACGCTTAACACTCTTAACGTGTCCGCTCTCGTCAATAATCAGCTTGCCCGTTTCCTCGTCGTAGTGCTTGTACTGATAGAAGTTGGTAAGCAGCAGGCTGTCGCGGTTGCGGTTCATATACATCCACGCCCTTGCTGCCGACTTCACGAGGTTGGGGTCATAGTCGGGTGTCCCCTTTCCTCGGTTCACCAAATCCAATAGGCTGTTAATACGACGCTCGTAGTGTTCGCGGTCGAGCTTGTCCGTCATGCGCTACTCTTTGTCGAGTTCGCGCCAGTACTCGGCTGAGTACTTCTCAATTTTCTTTGTTTTCATACTCGTTTAATTTAGACAAATAAAAAATGCGGCACTTCGCGCTGTCAAGGCCAAACGAGGTTTCGTGATGCCTCCGGGGTGTTTCCACTACCCGACGCGGTTGCCGCTATGCTTTTTTGCACGGGCATAAAATAAGCAGCCTTCATGTTGATGGGGGCTGCTGCTTCATGCCCCTCGTTTTGTTTTGACGGTGCAAATATAATCATTTTATTGTTAAACTTCCAAATAATCGCAAAGAAAATTAAGATATTTTATGGTTTTTGTCTCATATTGTCGAGTATTTCAAGTGCTCGGTTCAACTTTTTCTTGTTCCTTTGGTTCATGTTGTAGAGTCCGTGACGTATGCCGTCCTGCTGCTTGGATGCTCTGCCCGTCAGCTTCACGGTGCAATCGGTCACGTTTATCTCCAATGCCTCACGATGCGGTATCTTTCGCATGTCGAGATACTTGATGATGTTCTTCGGGTTTACGCTGTCGAGCATGTCGAAGAAATCCTCCTCGTCAACGTGTAGTATCACCTTGCGGTTCTTCTTCTGGTCGTCGCCCTTCTTGGGGTCAACCATCATCACGTCGTTAATCGTGCAATAGTTCAATGTCAGTTTCATACGCTTTCCTAATTCGTTAAATTCGTGTAATTCGTGTTCATTATGCAGCGATGCCGCAACCCCTGCGTAAGCCGCCCCCTTGCGTAAAGGGGGCTCGAATGTTATCACCACATCTCACTCCATGCTGCTGATTGGCAGCCAGGTGAATGTCCTGCGGCACGATGAGCGCACGGGTCTCGATGCCCTCACCGGCAATGCGGCTCACGATGGCCCCGATGTCCTCCGCGCCGATCTGCACGCTCGTTTCCACTTGGATGTTGCACTCGCCGTGACCCAGCAAGACTTCCGTTGCGATACGTGGGTTCTTGGCTTTCGTATAAGCCAAATCTACTATTGCCCCTGCAATCCTATCCGCTAACTTATCTGGATGCGAGGGCGAAACCTTCTCAAACATATTGATAAAATGATTTTGGATTGTTATACAAAAAGAGAGGCATCCCGTCGTGGAATGCCTCTCCGTTAATTCTGTGATAAATCATGCCTCGCCTATTCGTCGGCGTACCGCCAAAAGTAACCCTTTGCCCTGTACTTCGTGCCAGCCACACGACTGATGAGCGACTTCTTGGCTCCCGTCGCTTCCGCAGCCTCCGTCAGACTGTCGTAGCGTGCCACCTCGTTGCCGTCGCGGTCTATCTGGATGATAGCCTTGTTAGTCCGCTTCGGTGTGGTCAGCATCACCTCGTTACCAAGGAACTCCCACCTGAAGCCGCCAGCCGACAGATAGCCGTCAGCATGGTTGCAACACTTGCCGATGTTCTCACGCATGATGCCCGTCTGCAACGACGCTTCCGTCAGGCTGCGAAACTCCGCCACCTTCACGCCGTCCATCGTGTATTGCACCACACGCTGCCCCTTCGTTTCGGCCATGCGCTCGTTGTGCCGTCCGTGGTTGATGTTCTCCTTCGCCGTCACCCATTCCAGATTCTCGGCTCGGTTGTCGTCGCGCTGCTCATTCTTGTGGTTCACCTGAGCACCACGGAACCAACCGCCAACGAATGCCCTTGCCACGAGCCTATGCACAAAATAGAACCGCTTCGTCTCTCTGCCGCCCGTCGTGAACGATACACGCCTGTAGCCCTTGTGGTCGGTCTGCTGGAGAATGCGCCCGTCCTGATGGTATGCCATAGGCTCACCCGTCTTCGGGTGAACATTCGCCACCACCATGTCGAGCGACCTCACGCGCCCCATGTTGCTCACCTGGTACTTACCTTCGTAGCCTTCAACGTCTTTCCATACTTCTTCCATAGTCTTTTGCTTTAATTCGGTGCAAAGATAATAAAAAAAGGATGAAACGTGTTCACTTTTTAGGAAAACTTTCCTTGTCCGGGTGGCTTGGGTTCACTTTCTCAAACATGATTTGTCGTTTTTATATGATAATATATGCTAACATTATTCAAGTGTTAAAGTTTGATAAATGCTAACATTTTTCTTGATAAATGTTTGCATATATCAAAAAGTTGTTGTACCTTCGCAGTATAGAAATAAAGATAATAACAACGGAGAGCCAGCCAAAACAAAGTCCCAAGGGCATGGGCAAGAAACTATGAAGACCAAGGACACAACAATCAAGTACACCACCCAATCAGGAAAGGAAGTTATTGTTACGGTACATCGCAAGTATGGTGCATACGTTGAGCATCATCACGACTCAGAGGATGGCATCGACTATGATACCAAAGAGTTTGCCAATGACAGTACAATATCGGTTGAGATTCCTGGTGTTTGCAAATTCGAGACAAAGTACCTGCCAGAGATGAAGCACCCCAAAATCAATATGTATTATCTGAGTGGCGACCGCGTATGCGTAGCCGTACCTGACGAGATAGCCAATCAGATTTTCGAGGCAGAGAGAGAGCAACTGACTGACGAGCTGTCACCGGCAACAATGGCATCAATCAAAGAGGCAAAGGCTGCTATCAGCGACGGACGTGTACTGCCATCAGCGGAGTTAAACCGCAAACGTAAGGCGCACAACAACCTCTATAATGAGGGCGGCGAAGGTTACAATCCATTTGACTACTATCTGACCTCTGAATATGTAGAGCGTTTGAAAGCTGAATATCCCAATCAATTTTAATAATATATCAGCCCTCGACATCACGGTCAAGTCAGGAACTATGACAACAAAGAAGTTTTTCGCAGTAGAGGTTTTCGACAACACTTGCAACGTAGCAGGTCACGAGTCTGGTATCTATGGCAAGGGTGATTACTCTTGGATCAACGAGAGCCTGAACGGTGGCAATGGTGAGTACAACATGACTGAGGAGGAAGCACTGGAGGTGAAGGCTGACTTCGAGCGCATCATCAAGGAGTGCAACCTGGAGTGGGCTTCAGTTGAAATTGACTCCGTAGAGGTTCCCGTCGCTGAGACTATGCAGGACGTAGCCGACTACTACAACGAGTGTGACGTACTCGACACCCAGGCTCTTGAAGCCATGATCGAGGCTAACGGATGGGTCAGCGATTGTGATACCGAGTGGGGCGTATGCCACAACGACACTGAGAAGGTTATCATCAACGATGAAGGTCAGGCTGTAGTCGCTCCGATGGAAGAGAATCCGGCACTCGACGCTCTCATGGATGCTAAGCGTCAGATGGACGTTGAAGGCTGGTGGATTCCTACCAACGACAAGGGTAGCGGCAGCGCAGGCGTGAACTTCCTCAAAGAGGGCGAACAGCTGGATGCTTACATCCGCTTTGCTGTGACAGGTGACAACACCGATTGCCCTAATACTAACAGCATTGAGTACGTTCCTGTTGCTGATTTTGGCGACACCGAGAATGAAGTGCTCGACGAGATTATGCAGTACGCTCACATTTGCAACGTGGAACGTGACGAGGTTCTTGGATTCATCGTCTGTCACGAAAGCTATCACGACATGCCTTACACATTCTTCATCACTCACATTCGCGGATAATATGGAAGACAAGAAGCAGCACGGCGGTCGTCGCTCTGGAGCAGGGCGACCCGCCAACGACAGAAGCATCATGGTGGGTGTTCGCATCACCAAGGAAGCAGCCGACATCCTGAATACTCAACCAAACAAATCAGAGTTTATTGACAATTTAATCAAGCAGTCAGCAGTATGAACAACGCCGCTCTCCTTTCCCAGCTCCCAGCCGAGTGCCAGGCACTCAGCATTGAGCCACGTCACAAGGTGGCACTCGACCACTTCCTGTTGGTGGATGGCACGGTGTGGGTGGTGTTGCTCACCACGATGCCGGGCGACTGTCCGAAGGCATGGCACATGACCAAGCGTGAGTACTGGAGCATTCAGCCGAAGCACGGCACACGCGACCGCTACATCCGTGAGAACATGCAGCCGACCATCAGCACCACGGCCAACCCTCAGAAGCCACAGCAGCAGTCAATGTTCTAACCACACGGCGAACTCATGAGCCAGCCGCTCAATCTCCATATCATCGACGGGATGCCCTGCCTGGGCGTTCCGTCGTTTGCATTGCTCACAGCTCTTCTTCATGTTGTGCCACTCCACACGGGCACCCAGCATCGAGGCTCGCGTCATGAATGTGGCAAACGTCCGGCTGTCAAGGTTCATCTCGTCGAGCACCACGTCACAGCCCCGCTTCATGGCTTGCACCATCAGGTGGGTGGCGGTCTCGTAGGCAAGCAAACGGCGGTCACGGCTCTTTCGTCCGAGCGTCGCCATGATGTCAGTCCACGACACGCGGACGCGGTTCCTGCCCAGGCTCACCCACCGCTCTGCCCACTCAGTCTTGCCGCTCAATGGCAGCCCTTTCATCATCAGTAAGGTCGGCTTCCGTTCCATATTTCTTTTCCATTAAAGTTTCGTGAGTTTTGCGCCCCACATATCGCGCCTCTTCCTCGTCGAGCACTCCATGCAGATACACGTCGTAGAACCTGAACAGCTCCGCGCTGACGGTCACGCACGATTGCTCTATTCGGGGATTCATGTTACAGTTGGCACTCGACTCGATCACTATCTTCGTGTCGTCGTCAACGTCTATCAGCATCACCTTCGAGTGGATGGCAGAGTTGTAGATGTTGGTAATCACTCCCGCATCGTACATCTCCATCAGCTTCTCCCACTCCTTTTTGTACTTCGAGGGGAAGATGTCGCCCAGCAGCAGCTCCAGCGTGCCGATGGTGCCCTCCTCCAGGTATCGCTTGCACATCAGAATGTCAACCGCCGATATTGCCCAAGCCGACAGGAACACGCGCCGCACCTTCGGCCAGAATTGCATCACCCACATCAGATGTGCCAGCAGGTCAACATTGCCGCCCGTCAGTATGTGGATGCTCCGGCCTGCAGTGGGCTTGTCGTCCTTCATCAGTTGGTTCAGCTCCCACACGCCGTTGGCACGTCGCATCTCGTCTTCCGTCGAAATGGTGGTGAGAGCCGTCTTGCGTCTGGTCTTCTTGAACTTCGCCTGCAAGGGCGATGAAGACAGCGCAGAGCGTTCTTCCTGCTTTTTCGCGTTTTCGTCAGGAAATAAGGATAAATCTTTCATATTTCGTGGAAATTCGTGATAATTCTTTCAGTCGGCTGTCACCTTTGTGAAAGCGGCAAGCCGATTACGTGTTAAGAATCAGAAATCGGCGACAAAAGACGTTGCTTGTCGCCGATTCCGTTAGAGTTCACTCAGCCTTGTCGGTGTCGTCGCCCTTGATTTCGATTTCGAGGTTCGCCTCTTTCGCCTCGATGCGGAGCCGCTGCATCAGCACGGCCAGATAGTCGTGCATCGCCTGGTGCTGACGCGAGAGCAGCGTGCGCTTGTTCTCCGGCAGGTCCCTGAACGTGTCCGTCATCAGGAAGTCCGACAGCCGCTCGTACCTGCCGCGCAACTCGTCGTACTCCTCGGCCATGCGCTTCACGCGCTTCTCCTCGTCCGTCAGTTCCTCTTCGGGAGCGTCGCCTGCGTCCCCGTCCTCACCGTGTCCGAGGGTGATGGTGCCCTTGCCGTCCTTGATGGTCAGCGTCGCCGGCACACCCTTGGTCAGCTGCTCCAGTAAACCGTTGAGAGCCATGCGTGTCCTGTACGCCTCGCGTCCCAACTTCCCTACGTAATAGAGCGCGTAGGCCATCAGCGCGTCGGAGCTCGCCATCAGCACGTCTGCGATGCCGCTGAGCACGTTGCCCAGACAAAAGTTAATCACTGCGACCGTGTAAAGCAGCACGGCCAGAACCGAAAGAATCAAAATCACTGTCTTGTTCTTCATCTTGCTTGTTGTTTTTTAATTGTTGAAAAATAAATGGTTACTTGATATTGTCTATTTCCTCAGTTACAGCCCTGCTGATACCCATCATGGGGAAGTGGCGGGCGACGTAGTTCTCAATCTGTGCGCCGCGTGAGGCTCGCCAGCCGGGGAGCATGACAATGCCGTCGGCACGGGTCATCAGCAGCAGGAGGTCGTAAGCTAAAATCAAAGCATAAGCCAGCCGCTTGCCCAGCACGCACTCCATTGCCCTGTAAATCCACAACCACCGGCAGGCCCACACCCGGCACGGGTTGATGCACCCGTAGCCGTGCCGCCGAAGGATGATCTCTGCCTCACGGAACCGCCGCACATAGTCAGCCCGCACCACCCCGGACATCGGGCCCGACAAATAGATTCTACGCTTGCTCATATGCCCTCCCTGTTAGTTCAGCCTTGATGCGGAGGTTGGCACCCGTACTCACCCAGTGGCCTGAGTGTTCAGCCACCGCCACCTCCGTCAGCCAGTCGTAAATCTTCTTGCCGATGGCTCGGTACTCTTCCGTGTGGTCGATGTCGTAGCCGTAGCCTACTTCCTTGTGCTTCTCCTTGATGAGTGCCAGCATTACCTCGTCTTCGATGTCGGGGTTGCGCAGGATGATGCCATTGTCGGCAAACTCAATGTCGAGCCGCATCTGCTCGATGGGGTTGTCTTTTGTCTTTGCCATAATTCGTTTAATTCGTTGTTTCAAAATTCTTTGGGTCTTTCCAGAACTCGTGCGGGTCGTAGCCCGTCATGTCGATAACCAGCTGGCGGAGTCGCTGGCCGAACTCCACGGCCTTCTCTTCGTCGATGCGTCCGGCATGGATGCCGATGCTGCTGGCCACGTGCTGATAGATGATTGTTGCGTTCATCAGGTCACGCGGGAAATACTTCAGGGCGTAGGACCACTGGTCAGCATCCGCCATCAGCATGATGTCCGCCCACTGGTTGATGCCGTCGCGGATGTGCTTGTTCACCTCGGCGATCTGCGCCTTTCTTTCGTCGTTGTCTGTCATAACATTAAAACAGTTTTTGGTCTTGCGCTTTCAGTGCGCCGACGATATAATCAACATCATCTAACAACCGAGACTCATAGTCCGACCTACTGAGCATGGCAATGAAGATGTCACCACGCAACTTTCTCCAGTATTCACGCTCGGCAATCTTGGCGCGATGGTCGTCCTGTTCCTTCACGTCGAAAGTTTTCATGATGTCGGTCAGCGACTTCATCTGCTCGCTCTCTCCCATCATCGGGATAGCTGGCGGCAAGGCTTCGCTCAGGTCGAGCCTCTCGATGTGGTACTTCTTGCCATTGATGTCAACGAAGAAAGGCGAACCTTTCTTTTCGTGCGTCACCATTACTCTCTCTCCTGTCTCATGCACAATAGCATTGAGGAATGTTTTCTGTTTTTCTTCCATAATTTATTAAATTTGTTGATTTATTCTCATTTTTGTAGGATTTTTGCAAAAATCGCCTTTAAGGTGGCACTTTCTATTCGTCGCGCAAATCGTCTTCGTCTATGCTGACATATCCGAAGAATCGGAACTTGCCGCCGCTGTTGCACTTCATGTGGAAAACTATACGACTGGAGTCCTCCATAAAGCAGAAACCTCTCATCCGTCGGCGCGGCACCTTAGCCATGTAGATGTTCCAGACAAGGCACCTGCGGCCAAGCCCGATAACGTGCTGGTCGCCTAAAACCGTTGTAAAACCAAATAGTTTTGTCATAATTCGTTTCAATTTCGTTTAATTCGTTGTTAATGCTGTTCCACGATTTCGATGGCGCGGAATATCTCGTACATCACTTGGGGGACGATGGCGTTGCCGTAGGCTTTGAGGGCTTCGGTGCGCCACTTTCCGAAAGAAAGGGTAAGGCGGTCCACATCAAAGGGAAGCCCATCATTTCCTCGGTGAACAGGGGAGACAGACGGGAAGGTGTCCCATCGGGCATTACCTCCGATTCCATTATCTTGATTAACGAATCCAACTGGTCTGTCCTCTGCCTGTCCTGATCTTCCCTCTTGGCCGTCGTACCACCTTTCCAATCTCTTGCGATAGTAGTCGGCAAAAGATTGGTCGTGACCATCTTCGCAACCTCTTCCTCCAGATTGCTCTTGTTCCGTTCTGCGAGTTTCGGATTGTTCAGGTCGCATCCGTTCACCTGATTGCTCCTGGGTGTCGGTAGTAGGTCGCTCTTCGCAAGGTCTTTCAGCGTTGCCGAATATTCCCACGGGGTGTCCGTCCTGCCTTCCTTGTTCAGATTCCTCGCTCCACCGCCTGCCCCGTCCCACGTCAGAGGTGTCGGCAAAATGTCGCAGAACTTCTTGCCGTAATCCCGTGCAAACTCTTTCGGGCTCGGTGTCCTGCCCTTCACAAACTCCTCGCTTCGATTCCCGCTCGTTGCTGTTGGTGTTCCGAGCATCAAGCCTTCTTGCGACGATGAACACCCTGTCTCGTCTGTGGGGGGCTCCGACGGCACAAGCCGGAACAAGCACCGGCTGGACGGCATATCCGTGACTTTCAAGGTCTGTGCAGATGCGTTGCAGGGTAAAGGTCTCTCGCAGTTCGTATCGTCCTCGAAGGTCGTCAAACGCGTCGAAAAGAGTGGCTGTACCTGCCACCTTAGAAACCTCGCCCTGCTCGACCATCGTGAGGATTCCAGCAACGTTCTCAGCCACAACCCAAGTGGGCTGGATTTCATCGATGGCGCGATACATAGACGGCCAGAGGTAGCGGTCATCTTCCGCGCCTCTGCGTCGCCCGGCATAACTGAAAGGCTGGCACGGAAAGCCGCCAGTGAGCACGTCCACTCGTCCGCGCCACTCTGTGAAGTCGGTTGTTGTGATGTCTTCATAACTTTTGCTGTTTGGGTACCAATAGTCTAATACTTGTCGCCCGAATGGGTTAATCTCGCAATGGAACAGGTTCTCCCAGCCGAGCATGGTGGCTGCGACTTCGGGGCCTCCTATTCCGCTGAATACTGATGCGTGGGTCATTGTTCTTCAAAATTCGTTGTCGTTATTCACTCACTTTGCCTTCAACCAAATCGAACCCGTATAGTGCATCGAGCAGTCCGTGAACAAAGTCGATTTTGTGGGTCGGCTGCGGACCGCCTTTCACGATGCGGCGCAAATCTGAGGAAGATACCTCGGCAGCGCAATTTCCAAAACACCAGCAAATCATCGGGTTCATGGAGAACGTCATCCACGGCTCCTTGCCGAGAATCATATCCTCCAATTCCGTGATGCGGGGGTTCTGCGTCATGGCTGTCTGGCTCACCGGCACCACCATGCGCTGTATCATGTCGGCAAGCTCTTTCGGGCTGATGTCTGCACGCTGTTGGAATAGTGTTTGCAGCCATGCCTTTAGTTGGTTGATGGGCTGGATGCTCTGCGCTGGGTCATAGCAGAAGCTAACGATGTTCACGCCCTGCTCTGCCACCGCTGCAATGCGGTTGATGGCGTGAATAGAGTCGAACACTTCACCCTCGCAGACGTGCAACCATCCTTGCGCTATCCACTGTTCGTAGAGCGGTCGGTTCGGGCTATGTTTCATCGTCTCTTCCAAAACCCATAAATCGGTATCTACAAAGAACCGCCCTCGCATGGTGTCGCTGGGCTTGTAGTCAACAGCCATATAGGTAACGGCAAAAAGGTCGTCGCCTTGGCTGAAATCTAATCCCGTGAACACCTGCCATCCGTCGGCATACTTGCAATCCTCAATCCTGCGCTCAATCTGTAGCGGTCGGATGCGGTCAGCCTTTATCCAATGGGTCATTCGCCCGGAGGAATACATATTAAAGTACTTCGCAAGCAGCTCCGGCACCTTGGTTGAGTCGTTTCGCGCTTCGCTGATCCATGCGTCGTAACTGGAGTGCTGGACTATTTTTCCAATCATTGGATTCAATTTGTTTCGGAGCGACTTCTTGGTGAGGATTACCTGCTCGTCGCGCTCCCACTCGTCAACTTCGAGGCACAAGCACAGTCGGCGGTCGTTCTCGAAGTCGGGTGCCTCGCCGGTGTTCTTATCAATATACTTTCTCATTGTTATTTTTATTAAAATGAAACCCGTAGCGTTTCTGAAACATCTTGTCGATGTGGTCGGGCACTCGGTCTTCGCGCTGCTGATTGAGGGTCAGCAGGTCGGTGTAGTAGTTTAGTGCCGTAAGAAAATTACGGTCACTGGGAACGCTGCCACCCTCGATGCCGAACCGCTGCTGAGCGTATTGCAACTCGCATACAAGGCGGTGATTGTGGGTGAACTCCTCGCTATTGCCCCATACCAGCAGCATGGCACAGATGATGGCGCAGGTCTCGGTCGATACAATGGGCAGTCCTGCTTTCAGGGCTGACTCATACATCTGCCAGCGTTCTTTATACTGGGGGTTGTCGAAGATGCTTTCCATTGTTCTTGTATTTAATGATAAATTCCAAATTCCTTCCACCCTTCCTGATTGCATCCCACAGGCGTGTGGAGTCCTTTATATACCAAGTAGCGATAGAAGGTCGTTTTACTTACCTTACACTTTTTGGCTATGATTGACTTGTCTGTTCCTTTAGCCAATTCGCTGACAATGTATTCGTATTTGTTTTCACATTTTGGGTTGAGTCTCATTCTTGTGCCTCTTGGGTGTCCGAGTTTCACACCCTCAGCCTTCTTTCGTGCCAATGCCTCTTTGGTGCGCAAAGAAATCATGTCGCGTTCTATCTGTGCCGCCAGTCCAAAGGCAAAAGCAAGCACGGTGCTTTGAATGTTGTCGCCCAGCACATAGTTGTCTTTGACGGTGTAAAGCATCGCGCCTTTTTTCATGATATGTTGCAAAATGCTCATAATCATCAGTAAGTTTCTGCCAAGACGTGAAACCTCGCTGCAAATGATGATGTCGCCCTTCTTTATTTTCTTCAGGAGTTTCCCAAGCGCACGTTTGGACGGGTCTTTCGTTCCGCTTATTCCTTCGTCTGTGATATACGCCTCTATCTTCCATTCGTGTTGTTCGGCAAATTTGACGACTCCTTGTTTCTGATTGTTCACGTCCTGTTCGTCGGATGATACTCTCAAATATCCGTATATCATAGTTCCTTTTTGTTGTTTCTTGTAATTGATTAAATCTTAATAGCGTTCCACGCCGCCAACGTGTTACAGCTGGCGGTGTGATTCCTCATTTGAGTCGTGTTACTTTGAACCTTTCCCATAAGCAATCAAGATTTAATTGTTCAACTTCTATTCCAATCGGCTTGTGTCAAAATAAAATCATTAGGTAACAGTTGGCAAACTGCTTGGTAATAGTTGCCGGATTGTTTGGTAACAGTTGCCAAATAATTAAAAATCGCCCTTTATTCGTCGGTTTCAACACAAATGTAATCAAGCTCTTTCTCCAAAATGCGATGCAAAGCATCCAGTTTCTCGATGAAGGGGCCTTGGCTTATACATCCGGCGGTAGTGGTGATGAGAGTCATTGGCTCGCGGCGCGGGCCCATACTACTTTGAATCACATTTACGAGGCTCAACATATCACTTTTGCCATTCGTATAGGGTGCGCTCCCGAACTCGTCGGCGCAACACAGGGCAGCGAAAAGACCATCTTTCGTGCGCCCTCCGGCGGTTAGCGGCATAATGAGCGAGTCGTGGATTGACTTGTAGGCTTGCCGCCAGTCGGTCACGGTCTGGGTGCTTCGGATGCGGTTGCCCGTCTTGTCCATCTGCATAATGAGTTGGCGTGTGCGGTTGTAAAGCAGCTTCGCCTGGTCTGCAGAGTTGGCACAGCAGTAGATTTCGGCCTGAAAATCCTCAAAGAAAAAGAAGATAAACTGGATGTATGCTGCCAGTCCTGACTTATCACATTTTCTCGGGGCAAAGTAGGTGAAGTCGGTGCATACGCGGCGGTAGTCCCACACGGTGCCGTCCTTCACTCGCTCCGTTGGCAGCAGCTCGGGCTTGTCCTCGGCTCTGACATTTGTGTTCACCCATGAGTAGAAGCCGAACACGGATGCCAATATGAACACCTGAAAATTTTCCCAGCGATAGACCTGTGCGCCACTCGTGCCGGGGCATTTCAGCCCTCCGCTGATGTGTCGCCACCGTCGGCCCTCGCGTCGCCACTCACCTTCGCGCAGCCGGATGACCGTCTGCACCTTCCGGATGTTGAAGTTGTAGGTGTCGAGCATACGAAGGAACTTAGCCGCTCCCAACAATTCATAATAATTATGCCAGTCGTCTGCACTGTCGGGGTCGGCGTTCGAGTGGGCTATCAGATCGCGGAAGTATTCGTCGAGCCGTGGGTCGATGGCGTTCAGTGTGTCCGCCTTGCCCTCGTAGCGAGTTTTCAGCAGGTCGATGGCGGCGAGCTTCTGCTGTTGAAATTCTGTCAATTCGTTGTTCATAGTTCTGGTACTTCAGTCATTCCTTGTCGTGCGTCGCTGAGCATATTGGCGAGCCCGTCCTTTTCTGCGTCCACACCGCTTGCCGCGTCTTCCTTCATCTTCGATACGGTCGAGTTGTAGTTCAGCCCCAGGGCGGTGAGGTCGGCGGTCAGTGTGCGCTCCAGCTTTTCGAGCGATGTCAGACGGGGGTCGATGGTCTCGGTCATCTGCTTGGTCGAGCCAGTGCCGAAGCGCATGAAACTGCGCTCCTCGTCGAGTTCAGCCGCCAGTCGGTCACGCATCTGCCACAGGCGGGCGGTCTTCTCTATCTGTAGGTCGAGCCACGAGTCAACCGTCTTGCGTCGCTCATAGATGGCCTTGCGGATGCGCTTCTCGTAATCCTTGACGGGTTTCAGCATGTGGCGGTTCCACCATGTGGCACCCCACAGGATAGCGTCGGTCATGCGCTCGTCGCCGTTCTCCTGACGGACGTACTTCCGTGCGTCGATGTCGAGTTGTTCACGTATTGCTTTCTTCATGTCTTGCGGAATTTGAATTTCGGTTGGTTCTTCACCTGCTGCTCCATCTCGTAGGGCAGCCGGTACTTCGTGTAGGTGTCCGTCGGCATACCGAACAGACGGCCCGGCAGCGTCATCCATGCCTGCCAGAGTAGGTCACAGGGCCGGTGCCACAGGTGACCGCCCTCCTTCACTTTCTTGGCCGACACGGTGATGCCCTTCGACTTCAGCCGTGGGAACGATAGCCGCTGCTGTCCCTGTTCGTCGAGCACGGGGTGGCCGTTGTCGTCGGTCAGCGCGTCGAAGATGCCCAGGCAGTAGTAACGCTCGCGCACTCCCTTGCGCCTTTCGTCGTCGGGGATGATGCCCACCAGCGGACACAGTTCGCAGCGGTCGGGCTGTTCAGGTGGCAGCTTCCGTGGTGTGTAGTAGGTCTTTGGCATGGTGTTTTCGTTTATCTGTTATTATGTTGCGGTCGGGTTATAAAGTGCGAATCGGCAAACTTGCGATGGTATGTTACGATGCGGGAAAAATAGGATTTTCAAAATTTTCCGCACTAAATCAAAGGAGGATGAAGGGATTTCAGAATCGGAAGGCCTTTCGAGAAAAAATGGGAGGGGGGGACTCAGTCAGTCGGGGGCGGGGGCTCATGGTAGCCTGTGTTCAGCATGAAGCGTTGCATCAGTCCGTCCTTCCATCGCTCGTGCCTCTGCCTGGCCCTGACTCGCACGGCCTCCTTGGTGTAGCTCCGCTGCTCCTTGTGTATCTTGGCATGACAGGCATCGCAGACACTCACGAGGTTGTCCCATGCGAACGCCCACTTGCGCATCTCTGCTTTCGAGGTGGAGTCTTCGATGGGGTGGCGGTGGTGTACGGCATGGGCAGCAGTCACGATACCTTCACGCTCGCACACCTCACACAGTGGGTTGGCTCTCAGCTTCAGTATGCGCAGCTCCTTCCACTCACGGCTGTTGTATATCTCCGCCTTGTCCTTCTGCTGCTTCGGTGTGCGGCATCGCCATGATGTCGGCTTCTTCTTCTGTGTCATATCGTTTCTTCTATCCATTGCCGCATGAGGTCGGTCATGTCATCGTAGCTGATGGCCAGCTGGCGGTGGAAGCCCTCGCTGTCGGTCACGGTGATAAGCCACGTGCGACTGGCCTTGCGGTCTTTCTTTAGTTCTACCATTCTACTCCAAAGGGTTGAAAGTCGGCAGGCTTGTCGTCGTGGTTTCCGCGCCGGGCCTCTGCCTCTGCTTGCTGGCGGTCTTCCTCGGTGAACTGTATGCGCTGCTGACTGTTAGCCAGACTGTCAACGGTTCGCCGGTGCTTGCTCTTGGTCTTCTTGCCGTAGGCGTATGCCTTGCCGTTGTCGGCACGGTCGCCAGCCTTCGGCAGCTCGTCTTGTAGCTCGCCGTTGAGTTGCATCACGGTCTGATCGTCTATCATTTTCAGCAATACGTCGCTAAGGTTGTTGCACCCCTTCCTTGCCCCCAGCATCCGTATGCGTCGGTAGATGCCGTGCATGGTCACTTCGCAGACGCGCTCCAGTATATCGTCACTACACTCTGTCATCGTAGCATCGCCCATGAACGGACGGTTAACCATCACAGCACCGAAGCCTTTGCGCCCTTCCTGTTCCAGAATGAGCACCACCTGACTGACCTTTGTCTTCGCATTGGGCGCACAGAGGTTGAAAGCCTTTTGCCATCCGGCATCGGCCTCCAGCATAGTGAGTATCTTCTGAATGTCGGGGTTCAGGGCGTGAGGGTCGGCAGCCGCTCGTATCATCGTAAAGATGAAGTTCTGTAGCATGTGGTAGGTGTCAGTGCCTATCGAGTCGCAGATGGAGTTCCACACCTCGGCGGCGGCTGGGCTTATCTTGGTGCCCATCGGTACGAACTTGTCATCAGATTGTTGTTTCTTATTCATTTTCTAACAGGTATAAGGTCTAAATTCTCAATCAATTTCTGAATATACGGGTTCTCTTGTAGTTGAGAGTGGAGAGTGGATAGTGGAGAATTGGCTTGTTTGTTTATCATTTGTGTTTCAGGCGTTGGGGCAAGGTTCGCGCCGCTGTGGTAGGATGCCGTAGCATTGTTGTCGGTCGCGCCCTGCCCGTCGCCTGTGTCTGTCTTCCGCTCCGGTATTCGTCCTCCTGCCATCAGTCGGATGGCGATGTCGGCCACGTCGGCCTTGGGTCCGTCCTCTTCGGGGATGTAGCAGCGGTCAAAGAACTCAGTGTAGATTTGTATCTTGTCGCTGCCCAGCTTCTCCCGCAGATTCTCCCACTCCTTGATGCCGTCGCGGTCGGGCCAGAGCCACACCGTGCGCCCTTGGTCTATCAGTGGTTGCATGGCATCGAGCTTTAAGAACCGCAGCCCTCCGACGGCCATCCATAGCGACTTCTCAGGCTCGCCGAAGTAGTTGGCCATGATGAGGGCGGTCTTCTCGCTCTCCACCACGTTCACCACCGCGTCGGGGTATCGCCGGAGCAGATGGGCACCGAACAGGGGCTTGATGTCCGTGTCGTGCGCTTCGGGCTTCAGTATGTCCTTCGGCCCTGGAATGTACCGCCCTTGTGCGTCGTAGTGGCCCGGCTGGTTGTATATCCACTTCGGATGATTTTCCTGTTCCTTGCGGCGGTGGCCGTGATCGTCGTACATCATCATCTTGCCGCAGCGAACCACACCCTCATGGTCTATCTGCCAGAACATCACCCAGTCGCGCTTCCACCCGGCTACGCAGTATTGCCACAGCGTTTCGGGCAGTCGCGCCCGCTCCGGCTCGCCCCATGGCAGGGTGTAGAGCCATGCGATAAAGTTGTTCCATGTGCCGCGCTGCATCAGTCCGCTCACCCACTCCCTCGGTATCTCCAACCTTGGCAGCGGTGGCGGTGCAGGTCGTGGTGGTGGCGGCGTGTAGTTCAGCGGTACGTTGTCCACCTCGATGCACGTCATGCGTCCGAGGTAGCGCACCGCATCCGGAAAGGACAGCCCATCGTGCTTCTGTAGGAAGTCTAAGCTGTTGCCATGCGCCCCGCATACGAAGCAGTGGTACTGGTTGCCGTGCTTGCGGCTTCCCTTCGGGGTAACGATGAAGTTGCCGTCGTGCCGGTCGTCGTGAAAGGGGCAGAGTCCGGTGAGGTTCACACCAGCTTTGCGGAGCTTCACGCTCTCGCCCACCACCTTAACAATGTCTGCCGCGTCCTGTATGCGTCGGATGATTTCGTCGGGGATTTTGGGCATAATATTTTACATTATCGTGTGTCGTTGCCGTGCGCCCTTATGAGCCAGTTTTTAATTGGCACGTGCCAGTTTGGAAATTGTCTTTTGACAGTTCTGAAATTGTCAAAAGACAATCTTTTAGCTGTCTGCTGCCACTTTTTTATGCGGTTATGACTTTTCTTTACAAACGGATAGGAGCCGAATATCTGAAAAACCATAACGTGCGTGCGTGTGTGCGCGTCGCGCGCGGGACGCTTGCCCCTTGCCCCATCCCGCCCCCCCCTGGCGGGTAGGGGGCATGGTGCACGCGGCACACGACGTAAGGACTTGCCCTTGGTTTAACCCCTCCTACACCTTTAGGTGTAGAGGGTGCGTGGTTTAACTCAGAAAGGAGGTTGTTCGTTAGGGGTCAGCATATAGTAGCCGCCACTCTTCAGCGTGCTCTCAACAAGCATACCTGTGTTGATAGCCACCGTGAGGTCGGCCTGCTGCCTTCCGTCGTTCTTAACACCTCCGATTTCGCCAAACACTAATTGCTTCACTGACTTGCGGCTCATTGGCCAGTTGTGGCGGATGGCGGCTTCGGCTATCCACTTGCGGATTTTGTCTTCGCTGTCAGCCTCAATGGAGGATGGCCGTGTAGTGCCGCCGTTGCTGATAATCTTCGGAATACCCAGCTTACCGGCATCGTCGGTCACTTCAAACTTCCAGTCGTCAATGTCCTTGTCGCGGGCATCCTGCTGCTTGACGGTGAACGTCACGCCGCTGGCCGTTTTAGTCTTAATGCTTACCAGCGTGTCGCTTACCTTGTTGCCCAGCTCAGTGCCAGCCCAGCCGCGCATCTTCAGCCCGTCTTCGTCGTTCTTTCGGTTCGGGTTCTGGTGCAAGGCCATCCATATCGACATATTCCTGTCTTCGGCCACGCTGCTGAAGTAGTCGAGCGTTTTGGTGATACTATCCTCGTCGTTGATACTGGCTAACAAGTCGCGCAGACCGTCTACGAACATCACGTCGGGCTGTATCAGGTCGATTGCCAGTCTAATCAAGTCGAAGCGTTGCTCATAAGCGTGCTTGGCTGAGTCCTTAGGCATATTAGTCAGACGTAAGACATTGAAACGCTCATTGGGCGTTCGCATCTCCCACCCGCACAGCCAATGAACACGTCGCAATACCTTTGCGGTGTTCAGCTTTTCCATCTCCGTGTCTATGTATAGCACGCTTGGCAGGTGGCCTATATACTCGATGGTTCGCTCCGGCACCGTCAGCCCAGGCAGGTACGTTTGTACGCGCTCGCTTCCGTTTCCGAGGATTGCCGCCATGAGTTGTGTCAGCACAAACGACTTTCCGTTTTTCTTTTGTCCGCTGATGGCTGCAAGTCCACCGACCTTAGAGAAAGGCACACCGTTGAACTCTAAAATAGAGTAGGGTTCGGGGTAGTCCTTTCGCGGGTCGAGCAGATACGGCCTCAGTATCTCCATCTGCTGCCGTCGCTTGTCGGCATCCGTCTGCTCTCCCGGCAGTGGTATCTTATTTTGTTGTTCGCTCATAGTTGCTTGTTCAGTATGCCGCTATACCATAGCGGCCCGTTGCTATTCGTCACGCTTGAAGGTGAAGCCGTCCGCGATGCAGTTGGCCTCAAACTTCGCGCTGCGCTGTGTCTCGTCGTCATAGTAAATGACATATCGGCCCGGACTGCCTTCGGAGCAATCCTCGTCGAGCAGGTAGCCGCGCTTCAGGGCGTTGTGCCGGCGGGCGGTCTGGCTGCGAGTGTACGGGTTCATCACTATGGTCTTCAGCTTCGTTTTGCGCTCCAACCCGTACAACATCCGTAGTTTCTCCTTGCGGATGGTCTCTTTGCGTTCTTTTCTCTTGTTCTCCATCCACTGCTGATACTTCTTGGGATTGATGCGCTTCATAACGAAGGCCGGGTGTTCGCGCTTGCCCTCGCGTATTTCCTGCCACATCTTCCGTGTGCCCTCGGCGGTTGCCTTGCTGGGAGCCTTGCCGCGTATGCTGTCATAGTAGCCGTTCTTTTCGCAGGTCCGCTTACAGATCTTAGCCTGTCTTCGCATGATAGCGTGGTAGCCTTTCTCGCTCTTTTTTAGTCCGAACGCACGGGCAAAGCGGTGAAGCGTTGTGTTGCTCATGCCACTGGCCTTGCACAGCCGACTGTTCTCCACCGTCGGAAACCACCGACACAACCACTCACGCTGTTCGGGAGTCAATATATACGGATTACCGCTTGTTTCGGCTCTTTGCAAAATGCCTGGAAATTTCTTCATAGTCCTTGTTCTGTATGCGGAAATATCATTTCCGCTCAATTTATCAGCCGTTCAAAATCCTTAGTCCGTATCTGCTCAAAAATATGCAGCTGGCTCGGCATCGTCGATACCCAGCGGATAAGCTGCCGCGTCTTTAGTTCGTCGGCTCCCGTGCGGTCCTCCACCATAAGAATAAACATCTTCCACCAGTCGCTCTCAGTAGCCATGTCGTCGTAGCTCTCTGAGTGGCGGGTGTCGCGTGTGGCCCGCTGTGCCCATTTGCGCGAAGCCCTGATTAGCTTCCGCATTTGTTTGAAGTAGCTACGGTCGCGGTCGTCGAGCGGTGTCTTCACCTTGGCCAGCAGGTCGTCGATGTCGAGAAGCAGGGAGTCTATCACGTCGGCCAGCACCGTCGTCAAGTCCATCAACACGGCCAATGTCTCTATGTGCCGGTGAAGTTCCTCGCGGGTCAGTCCTGTGGCCTGAATGAGATGCAGTGCGTCAATGATGATGTCCCACTGCTTGCGTGTTTCTTCGGTCATAGTTCTTTGATATTTGCGGTTTTCCACGACCTGTTAGGCTTCGCCTCTATCGAAAGCAAAGGCCAGCCCGTAGGCTGGTCTTCCTTGTAGTAATCAGAATGGCAGGTCATCATCGGCTTGCCCTCCTGTTGGTTGTGGGTATGGTGGCGGGAACGTTGGAACTGCCGTCGGCTGAGCTTGTGGCGGTATCTGTTCCGTATGCTGCTGTACCACAGCAGCCCTTCCGCCTTGCTGCCCCTGTTGCCCAGCTATCTCAAACTTATAGCAACGGACGTTGTTCGATGTGCCCTTGGAGCCGTCCTGTCGTTCGTAATCGCGCACGTTGTGGCTGAACCCGACGCGGCACTTCAGTTCGTACAGCAGTACGCACTCGCCATTCTCCACGACGGCCTTGCCGTCAGCACCCTTCTTCAGGTACGCGCCAATCTGCGCCATGATGTTAGAGTCCATAGTCTCTAATAGTACCCTGTCCGGCCACCGCTGGTCCGCATTTTCAAAATATTCAAACACAAAGGGCAGCACTTTCCACTCGCCCTTATGAGAGGTGCCTGACCTTATAGGCAGCACCCGCGAAATTCTTCCGTCAAATTCCATGTCTCTTTATTTGTTTAACTTGATTTTGTCAATAAAGTTGCTTATGCTCCAGTCATTGCAGAGGTCGCTTTTGTCCATCACTTTCGGTTTCTCGTTGCCACCCTCTGTCGTTGTGTGCTTTTTGCACAAGCGTTTCGGTCCGTCGTTCTCATACGGATTGTGATGCGCGCAACTGGCACAGCACTTCTTTATTTTTACGCCGTTGCTGTTCAAAGTGAACTCTTCAAACACGGCCTTCGTATCTTGTTTGCTCATATTATTTTTCTTAGATTAGCCAAGGCTGTCAGCCAGCACACACACCAGCACCAGCACCAACGGTGCCACGATGCCATATACCACATACTCCCGTCGGGTGAAGTTCTCGCTGAGGATGTCCTTCCCCATGATTTCAAAAAACTTTTTCATAGCTCTTATTGTTTTAGTTATTTTTATCGACACCCCTCTGCGTTAGTGGCTTGGGATCACGCACCGCCCTGTTTTGTATGTTGCGGAATTACCGCAACCATAAGGCACGATGGCCGCATTAGTGTCTATCACGCTGCTTCAAAATTACTGCGAACTTCACAGCGGGCAGTAATAAAAACGCTTATGAAAACATAAAAACAAAGTTGCCGCGGCGGGAATCGAACCCGCAATCTAAGGTTTTTACACCGTCGCCACAACCGAAGTTGCTGCTTTTACCAATTTCGCCACGCGGCATACCGCTATAGGGTTATTTACTATTCGCACAGTATCAAGCCTGTGCCGGTGGCAGGGCGCGAAGCTCACATCCACCTTTGTCTTGTCTCTGTAGTCCGTTCCTCAACGTCAGGGCCGCTTGTAGCCTCCGACACTGACAGCAGCCCCGCACCATCACCGCAACCATCGTCGCTCCAGTTTGTAGCGGTTGGAATACGCCGCCCCCGCCGTCAGTCTTACGTTGTCTTCCAGTCTGTCAAAAACCACCCTCCTTTCATTCCTTGTGGAAGGAGCGGGATTTGAACCCGCGATGTCCTACACTCTTCACCGCCTTTCAGCGGCTTATCCCTTTCCGAGGCTTGCGCCCCGGTTGCCTTCGACCACTCGGCCATCCTTCCCCATGTCGTGTGCCTTGCGGTATTTCCGCAAGGGTCATCCCCTCTCAATCTTCCGCATCTGCAATCCACGGAACTCCCCTTCGGCCAGCATACGCTGTATCTTCATTTTTGGATAGCACCAGCCAGTTTTGTGCATCACGCCGTCTGGTGTTGTCACCCTCACGCACTCCCTCGGCAATGTCTGCCCATACCTGTGCAGCCACTCCTTGCTGAACAGGGGTACAGCCTTGCACAACTGTTCGCCAGTCAACCACTGCTCCTGATACACCTCTTGCATCTCCACCGTGGCCTTTTTGACTGCCTGCGCTATCGCCTCCCGTGTTGCCTTGTCAAGTGTCATAGTTCCTTGCCTCGTTTAAGTTGTTCCGTATGCCGCGATATTTTCGCGGCCCTATGGTCATTATTTTATCCGCTTATTTTGTTATTGTTCCGTATGCCGCGATATTTTCGCGGCCCTACTTCAACCTCTTATAAGCAATCGTCAACCTTTCCCCGGTCTCGACGCGCTCGAAGTCCATACCCTCCAGTCGCTTCAGCGTAGCAAACTGAACCCTGGCACTCTCCACGGCCTTCTCGTTCGGCAATACGAACACCCCCATCTGCCCTATGCTGATGGCCCTAATGTCGTCTCGTGTCACTCTTTCTGTTACCATGTTGTTTCTTAATTTTACTTAATTAGTTACTCGTTTTGTAACAACTTGGCAGAAAAAGCCGTATATTTGCAATCCGACACCCTCGCAAAGTGTTCGCAAATTGGCGGTTTACCGCTTGTGAAAAGACGGCCTCCCGTCTGACGGCTATTTTCATGCCTCGTTGTGTCTTTAATTACTTACAAGCGCAAAGATAATAACTTTGGTTTAATAATTGTACTTTATGTGCAATCTTTTAACATATTTTATAACTATTTGGTAACAAAAGTATGAGAGAAGTACAAAAAGACCCTATACGGGCGAAGCGATTAGACGAAGTGTACAAACATCTGTTTGCACATTTCGGTATAACCTCGCAGAAACATCTCGCTGAAGTTCTGAAGGTGCAACGTACAGGTCTGTCGTCAGCTTTCAACGGCAATGTTGCCAATCTCACAGACAATCTATTCAAGAAGATATGCGCTGCTTTCCCTGGGGTGTTCAATCTCGACTACCTCCTGACTGGGAAAGGCTGCCTCCTGACTGCCGAAGAAAATATGAAGTCCACGGAATTAGGAAATGCCAAACGCCAGATGCCTACGCAGCCATCCGCAGCAGAAATAGACACTTCCAGCATTATGAACGCGGCCCTTGCCGCACAGATGCAAACCATCGAGTCGCTGAAGTCTGAGAAAGCCACCCTCCTCGAAGCCCATGCCCGTGAACTCCAAGCCAAAGACGACCTCATTCAGTCCCTCCGTGACCAACTCGCCGCTAAGGACCAACTCATAGCCGAACAAAAAGCCCGCCTAATGGAATACCGCCGCATCATCAACTCTAACACCGGCCTGCCTGACTACCCCTTCCCCATCGGTGCCGCAGAAGCCCATCATTCATCAATATAAAAAATTGTTTCCCATTATCCCCCATGAAAGAACTCCTAAAACCACCATAGGCATAAAATAACCCCCACAATCCTCACAGCGACCCCAACCGGATCACAAATAAACATCGGGGTAAAGGCATAAACGCTGAGACCCCTTTGTTTATTGGAGAAATGAAATCACAGAAAATGTTTCCCGTTTGGGTGTATATGGGTGTATTAGTGTATTTGTGGGCAGTATTATTAAAATGTTTCCCGTCTGTTGACGGGGATGGAAAACAAAAACCTAAAACAATAGAGATTATGGCATCGACTATTACAACAGATATAGTATTCGACCACCGCGGAAAGAAAGGCAAGAACGACGTTGGTCCGATAGAAATCCGCGTGACATACGAACGGAAGGCAAGGTATATTGGCACCGGGGTGTCCGTGGCCAGACATGACTTCGTTGGCGGCTCCGTCGTTGGCAGGGTTGACAAGGACGAGCTGAACCGGCGCGTGAACATCATATTCCGCAAAGTGCAAGAAGAAGTGAACAGGTACATCGAAGAGGGCCGTCCGTTAGACGTGGCGGAGATAAAGCGCAGGGCGTGGAGCGTGCGCGACGACCTTGACCATGAGGGCACGGCATTGATTGACTTCGTGGAGGAGCAGCAGAAGCAGATGGGGCTGAAGCCCGGCACTGAGAAACATTATATAACATTGCGCACGCGTATGCGCGAGTACGGACGACTGTCGCGGTGGGACGACTTGACGGTTGCGAACCTTTGCCGGTGGGATGCCTGGCTGCACGCTATCAAAAAGCCAATGAGCGAAGCTGACAGGCTGGCTGGTGAGCCGGAGCAGTGCATCAGCGACGGTGCGGTGTATAATTACCACAAATGTCTTAAGGCAATTCTGAACCGTGCCGTGCTGTTCGGGAAGATTGAATACAACCCGTATGACCGCCTTCGTGGGAAGTTCAAGCGGGGCGACAAGGAGAGCGTGGAGTTTCTGACGAACGAGGAGATGCAAGCCGTGGAGTCGGTGCATCCCGTGAAAGGTACGGCGATGGCTGTTGCGCGTGATTTGTTCGTGTTTCAAATGCACACTGGGCTTTCTTATGCGGATTTGCAGGCTTTCGACTTCTCGGAGTACAAGCAGATAGACGGAAAGTGGGTCAACGTGGGGCATCGTGTGAAGACGGGCGTGCAATATCTGACAATGCTGACAGGCGAGTGTTTACGGATATTGGAGCAGTACAGCTGGCAGCTGCCGAAGATGGGCAATGCTGACTACAATCACGCGCTGAAGGCTATCGGCATGGCAGCCGGTGTCGCCACTCCGCTGCACTCACACCTTGCCCGCCACTCGTTTGCCACACGTGCCAAGGCGCTGGGTGCTGACCTGGCGAATATTGCAAAGATGCTGGGGCATACGAATACAGTGCAAACGCAAAGGTATGCGAAGGTGATGCCTGAGCAGGTGTTTGCCGACTTGCGGAAGATAGAACGACTTTCAACAAAGAGAGATGATGAAGAAAATGTTGTTAATGATGCTCGCAGGACTGCTGGCGGCAGCCTGTGAGAAGCCTGTCCTCGGCGTAGTGGAGGACGAGAGCGAAATTTCCGAAACGGAGGTGAAATCAAGTAAAAACTTCACTTTCACGGTGAAGGGCGATTTCAGCTCGGCTACGTTTACGCGTAGCTATTTAACGTCCGACGGAAAGGACATGACTGACCTTTGGGTGTTTGACTATGTGGATGGTGTGTGCGTCCAGTCATTGCACCAGACAGCTGAGGATGAAGCATGGGGCAAACCTACGATGGCTCTGGCCTATGGTTCGCATCATGTGTACTTCGTGGCTTCACGCGGTGAGGGCGCAACATTAGATGCCGATGGGCATACGATAACATGGACGGGGCCACGAGACACATTTTGGAAGGATTATGAGGTGGCTGTGACGAACACCAGCAACGGCAACAGGGCCGTTACGCTCGACCGAGTGGCCACGAAGCTGCGCATAATCGTGAATGATGAAGTGCCGACGGGCTGTGCGGCTGTGGCTGTCACGCCTGCAAAGTGGTACTACGGTTGGGACTTCGTGAACGGTGCTGCGGTGGCTGCACAACAGACGGAAAGAAGGGTGTCGGTGCCTGAGTCATATATTGGCACGGCAGGACAGATGTCTGTGAGTATCTTCGGACTGAGCGGCACGGATGAGTGGGTGACGAATATTAGTATACAGGCACAGGATGCTGATAACAATGTGCTTGGCTCTGCTACTATTACTGGTGCACCGTTCAAGGCCAACCGTGGTACTGAATACAGCGGCAACCTGTTCGGCAGTTCCGGCGGACTCGACGTGAGCGTTAATGCTGCGTGGGAAAATCCTAAGACAGGAACGTGGTGATGGTTCCCTTGTGCAGAACAAAAAGAGCACCGAGGCCGTCAGTCCGCGGTGCTCTTGCTCTCTTGTTGTTCCTGTTGCTGAGCATTGATGTCATCCATGAGTTGCAGTAAGTTCTCTTTTTCTTCTTCGGTGATGGGGGGCTCGTCGTCTTCATCGTCGTCGTCGAAGAGCATCGGGAATATGTCGGCGACAGTTTTGCCCTTCGGGTCACGCATTGCATAGATGGATGCGTAGGCACATTCGGCGAGGAGCTGGTGCTTCAGCGTGTCGCGACGACGGTAGCCCCTGATAAGGCGGCGCACCTCCCAGAATTGGATGTCATATAGGAACTCACGGCGGGGGATGCCAATCTCGCCCACGAGTAGTTGATAAGTGTCGTGGGCGTTGGTTAGTTTTTTCCCTTGCCCTTTCCTTTTTGCGGCTTGTCGGCTGGTTCGCCTGCAGGAATGTGGTAGAACTTAGCCCATAGGTTGATGATGGTGCCGAGAGCTGTGCCGAGTTCGAGAGGCGTGGCCTCGTTCATCAGGTCGGTGTCCTTGACGGGAGCTTCTTCATCTTTGCTATGGTAGTAGGCCATGACAGAGGCAAGCACAAGGTAGATGCTGCGCTTGATGTCAGGCATTCGTGCGGGCTGGGCGTTGATGCAGCCGATGGTTTCTTGGATGATGTTGGCAATGTCTTCGTCCGACAAGTCTTTGTAGATGATTTCGGTGGCGTAGCAGTAGCCCAGGGTGACGGACTTGCCTGCAAGGGTAATTTCTTCTTTGTTCATAGTTCATTTTTTTTTGTAAAAAAGCGGGAGCGGTGGTTGCCGCCCGCCGCTGGTGAGGATTGTTATTAACACTTAGGGATTGGTGTGTTGTTGTGGGCCGGGAACCAACGGGCCCCAGCCGTTAATTGTACCACTGTAAGCGCTTTGCTGTGACACTTGTGCGGTTGCTTGCACGTTGGTTAACTTGCCCTGACCGGAACAGATGATCCTGCCCATCGTGCGGTTCTGTTCGCCGCTGGCGAGTGCAATCTTCCAGTTGATGATTTCATCGTCTACTTTTGCGAGAATATCGGCAAAGGTCTTACCGCCGGTGTCAGTGCCGCTGGCAATGAGCGCGGAGAAATTGATGTCGTAGGTGCGGCCCACCACATCGTTCTCGTCCCACACGGCTCCTGTAGAGTCGGTGGTGTCCTTCGTCGTTGAGTTCTCGGTCTGCGCGGAACCGTGAAGGCTCAGCTCCGTGCTCATGGCGACCACCTTGTCGCTTGAGCCATCCGTGATGAATAGTCTGAGATGTTGTCCTTTATCCATAGTCGTAATTTTTTAGAGGGTTATGCCAATGCCCCGCTGCCTGTAAACTGTCGAGTCACCTGGATGGGTGTCCGGTTATTCGCGGAAATAGTAAAATCGTTGAGAATGGCCTGTCCCGAACGGGCGAAAGCAGCGTTGTTGGGTGTGCGGTTCTGAGTGCCTGCGGTCGTAGCGGTCTCGTCCCAGCCGACGGTTACTTTCCCGTCGCTAACGAACTGCTGGATGACGGCGATGAGCGAGTCGGCTGTGGCCTCGTAGCTGTCCACCTGAACGGACCATGAGCGCGAGGCCATCTGCTCTTGCTCAAAGCTGCCCTCAGAATCCTTATTCTTTGAGCTTTCCATGTTGCCAGATATAGTCACCTGGCAGCTGGAGGCTTCAGGTACGGCTTTGCCTCCGACGAATGCGCGGAAGTTCTGACCTTTCAATTTTTTTAATGCCATAGTTGTTTACTTTTTGGTGATTGTTACTGTTTGCTCGAAGCTGAAGGTGTCCGGGTGGTACTGGCACAGTGTGCGCGTCCATTTGGTGCCTTCGGGGAGAGAGTCAACCAGTGTCTGACACTGGCTGTAGATTTCCTCGCGGCTCTTGGCCGTGAGAGTCACGCTGCCCTTGCTGAGCAGTTCTTCTTTGAGTGATGTCTTGATGCCGTTATCCATTGCTTTCGGTGTTTAGGTCAACATCGCACTGATAGCGGAGCACTTGTCCGTAGCCGGGCTTCCATTCGTCGTATATGATAGGCTCTGCCCTGAACTGGTAGCCGCTCACCTGTGTTTCGTGCTCGACGAAATAGGTGTGTACCACCTCGCGCACCTTCTGGGTAAGCGTGTGGAGTGCTTCAAGTGTCGGGGCTGCTGCCTCGATGCCTATCTGCACATGGTCGTAATCGCTCTCGTAGGCATCGTCCTTCGTGGTCTGGTCGTTGTTCAGTCCGTCGAAAGTGACAATGAGGTAGGGAAGGGGCACGTTGTCCGCGTCTTCTTCGGGCATTGGGATGGCCGTGCCGTAGAGACGTGGATGTTCGCTTCTGTGCTCCACGCCCTTGCTGGCGTAGACCGTGATGGCCTCCATCAGTTCTGGCGACGACTGGAGGGCCGTGATGAAGATGCTGTCTGTTGCAAGGCTCATGCTTTCAGTAATTGATGCTGATGATTAATGATTTTATTCAGGATGAACTCCAGCAGACGGCCACCGACGTAGCCCTGCAAGTAGGCTGCTTGCTCCGTACCAAGTGCCACGCCGTAGTATTCGGCGACGTGGGCCTGCACATGGTCGGTCTCATGGTCGATGGTGTTCAGAAACTCCCGCAGACTGGTGGCGCGGCCAATACACACGATGCTTTCGCGTCGGCCCATTGAGGTGAGCGTATAGCCCGCGTTCCAGCCTTGCAGGTTGCTGACGGCATCATCCACCATCTGCCGCGGGGCACCCAGCGAGCTGAGCATTGCGCCCACTTCGCCGAGGTCTTGCGGCCATACATCGTAGAGTACGGTCACGTCCCAGTAGCCTTCGATGGATAGATGCTGCGCTGTCATTCGTCAATTCACTTTATAATTGGTTTCGGTTCTCGGCACCGTTGCGTCCGTAGGCATCGCGCTGACCTCTGAGGTAGGCTTCGTGCTCCTCGGGAGTCATGTAGTCGAGGTGCTGGCCTTCCATGCGCTTGTCGCGCATAGCCTGCTCGTAGCCTTCGCGGTAGCCGTGACGGTAGCCGTTCTCGAACTCACGGCCAACGGTCATGGTTCGGAAGTTGCCGCCCGTGCCGCCCGTGCGGAACTGGTAGCGCATCTGTTCGCGCATCTGCTCCTTCAGGTCTTGGCCGTCGTTGGTCATTATGATTGTTCCGCTGTTAGGATCGTAAATCATTGCTTTATCTTTTTTATCGCAGTCGCCATGACTATGAGTCCTTTTTTCCTCCCTTAGTTGCCGGTGCCGGTGTGCCGCCGCTCAGTTTCTCCAGCAGTTCGAGCGTCTTTGCCTGCATGTCCCTCATGCCCTGCAGTTCGCCCTTCGTCGCTGCCAGTTCTGCCTGTAGGCTTTCGATGGTTTCAGCCTGCTTGCGGGTGGCCGCGTATTCTGGCCTGATAATTTCCTTGCACTTGGGACCGTCCTGCTTCAACTTCTTGTAGTAGTTGAGATTCTGGAGAATCTTGTCGGCTTCGCTCACCTTTTCGTCGATGATGCGCTCCGCTGTCTCGCGATTGCCCGTGTAGATTTCCGGGTCACGCCCGGCCACTTCGAGGCTGACGGGGAGTCCTGGCACTACTCGGTCTTGACCGCCGATGTTCACGGTGAGGTCTATCAGCTGAGAGTTCATCGGATTCGGCGTCGGCCAATAGGGGGCCGTCTTGCCTTTCACTGTGCCGACTGCCACTTGCAGTCCGCCGTTGGTGCTTATCACGTAGAAGTTAGCACCGGGTTGAAGTTCAGAAAAATTAATCATAGTCATAGTTCTTTTGATTGTTAATACTCTTGTTAATTAAGTTGTTGCCGGAGCGGGTGTGCTCAGCAGCTGGAGGATGCCGTTGTACTTGTCGTTGAATACCAGCAGAACGCCTGTCCCTGTCAGGTCAGCCACCGTCACGTTCGAGCCTCCGAAGAAGGTCAACTGGCGGGTGTTTCCGTTCAGCGAAAGCGTCACGGGCAGCGCGGCATCGGTTCCTGCCGGTATGGCCGTACCGATACGGACGTAGATTGTCCCGGTCGGTGCTATGTTGCGGTCGCCCATCGAGAGGTTGACAGCAGCAGTACCCACGGTGATGTTCGTCACCATCAGGTACGGCACGTAACCGTCGACAAACGGCACTTGGTTACAATTACAGTTGCAGCAGTTCATGTCTTGCCTCCTTTCATGATTAGAAACCGCCGCGATAGCCGTAGCCGGGATAGCCGTTGAAGCCGGGCCAGTTGCTGTTGGGGGTGTTGTTCACCACCTGAAGATTCGGGTACTGCACGGGTACGGTGTTGGGAGCCTTGTCGAGCAATTCCTTGACGGTGGCCTGAATCGGCGCAAGCTGAGCGGCCACATATCCCATAATCTGCGAGGTCTGTGCGTTGATGTTGTCCTTCGTGCGCAGCTGGCTGATCTCATCGGCCTGGCGGTCGATGACGGCCTGCATATCGCGCTCGCGGGCATCGCAGAACTCCTTGATCATCGTAGTCTTCAGGTCGGCAATGGCATCCACCTGACGCTGGCCCTGTGCGTTGATGCTGTTGTTCAGAGTGTTAGTCTGGTCGATGGTCTGGATGCGTCCCTCGTAGCCCTGCTGAGTGGTCAGCAGACGGTTGTCGCAGCAGCACTGTGCGAGCTGGCTCGACAGGTTGCAGTCGCCCTGCTGGAGTGCATTGATGACCTGGAGGAAGCCCATGCCGTTGGCACTTGCGAGTCCGGCGATAGCAGACTGTACGCCCTGAATGGCGGGAAGCACGGTCGAATAGTTCTGACCCATCGAGGCGGCGAGGTTCTGAATAGCTGCGCGGCTGGCGTCGCCCTGTGCCGTCACTGCCTGGAGTGCGAGCTGGGTGTCAACAGCCGGACAACCACAACCACCGTTGCCACGGTTGCCGTAGCCGTAGCCGTTGCCGAAGATGTTGGGGAAGATGCTGGCGATGACAGCAAAGCCGAGAATGTCCGTGAGGCTCGTCTGGCCGTTGTTACCGAACAAGCCACCGCCGTTAGCTACTGGGAGGAGTGTAGTTCCTCCGTTCTGATTACCCCCGTTCTGGGGAAGCTGAATAATGTCAGGCATAATGCTTTTAGATTTAAATTGTAAAACATGAATGTGCGGCACTTTGCCGTACACTTATCAGTTGAATAGTTGTTTGGGGTTTACTCAGACATTGATGCTTTCGGCAAACTCGTTGTATGCCTTAAACTCGGCATATTCCGCGGAGTCATACTGCAATGTGGCCTTCAGTACCTTCGCCAAGGTCTTGCGCAGAATCTTCGTCTCGTCGCCGAATGGGTGCTCGTTCTCGATGACCTCGTTCTTCACCTTGTGCGGGTCGCGGGCATCGCTGACCTCATACACGTCATAGACATACTCCAGGTGTTCGCCCTCCTCGTCTGGGACTACCTCCGTGCGCTCGTTGCAATAGACCAGTCCTGTGTTGTCTCCTGTGAGCTTCTCCAAGCCCTGCTTGTGAGGCTCCGTGAATCGTTCTATTCTCATGTTCTTGGTATGTTGAATTGTCGTCTAATCATTTCTTCTTCCTCGGCATCGGTATAGACTGTGCCCTCATAGTAGAAGCCGCTCCAGTCGTGCACAATCTTTATGTCACGCAAGGGTAGGTCGGCAACGTTCTTGGTCTTCAGATACTCGCATATCTTGGTACTGCCTGTGGAATAAACTACCAGTCCCAGCCCGTCGGCAATGGCTTGTATATGGAAGTAACTCTCGCTGTCCTTCTGGCGTGACGGCTTCTCTTTCATGTTCACGATGGTGTGGCTGATGCCCTCCATCGTCTCAATCTTCATAGGTCGCCCTGCAAAGGGGCGACGGATTTTCTCGCTCATAGTTCTGTTGTCTTGATATTGTACTCGTTTCTTCAGTTCCTTAGTGTCGGCCACTTCGATGATGCCCTTGTAGGAGCCCATGCTGCGCTCACGGTGGCGAGCCTTCACGTAGCGTTTCTTTGTGCGCCGGGTCAGGTGAACGTAGCCACGCCCGAACTTGTAGCCGCAGAAGATGATAGGCTGACCGTCCACGGGGCGCACGTACATGGTCTTGTAGTGCAACCGCATCGTCTTTGCCCACTGCTGCATGTCTTTCCGCAGGGCATTGAGGATGGTCTTGTCTTTGCTGAAGGCGATGAAGTCGTCGGCAAAATTGATTACATGGATGCTGTCACCGTACATCTCTTTTGCCTTTCGGATGATGACGCTCATGTTCAGGTTGGCGATGAGGTGGCTGAACGGGTCTCCAATGGCGAGCCGCTTCTGATTGAAAAGATGCTGTCGAATGACAGACAATGTGCGCTTATCCTTCACCTGTCGCTCTATTAACTTCATGCTGATGACATTATCCACGTGGTCGTAGAACTTGCGGATGTCACCTTGTAGGTAGTACATCAGTGAGCGGTCGTTCATTAAGACTCGCATACGGGCCACAACCTGGTGTCGCTTATCGCTTGCCAACACCCCGCATCCGGGCAGACCGCCCATCATGTCGTCGGTCATCTGCCGCAGGATGAGGGGCTCGATGGCATCCTTTACATCATTCTGCACGCAGCGGTCTTCGTAGGGCAATACCGAGATGTCGCGCTCCTTTTTCTTGTCCTTCAGACGGAAGTGGCGGTAGGGGCCTACTTGGTAGGACCCGTCTGAGAGTTCCGCCTGCTTTCGCTGGCAGAAGCCCTCCACGTCAGCCATCACCCGAGCCACCTCGCTCTTCCGTCGCTGGCGGGCGGTCTTGGCTGCATAGCTGTTGTATGTGGCAGTATGCAATCCTCCGATGATGTTGTTCCATGTAGATGTGCCCATTGTTAATTGTCAATTATCAATTTGCGGCATTGCCGCACAGACCTGTATGCGCCGATTGCCACGTCTGACTATGTGGCAGCCTACCCTTTCCTTCACTATTGCGTTGTGCGGTCGGCTGGTGGTCTTAGCACCTTTTCCTGCGTTGTTTCGCTCTCTATCGTCAGCGAGGCTCTGCACCTGCCTCTTTGGTTGCAGGTCACAACCGCAAGGGCTTATAGGGGTTACTGTTGCGTATCAGTTGCCGAAGCCGATGTTCGTGTTCGCGTTCGAGGGCGCGTTGTTACCGTTCACGTACAACGGGGACAGGTTCGTGTTGTTAGCGTTGTTGCCACGGATGAACCCACGGGAAGACCAATCAGTGCAGCCGCCTTATCATTCTGTGAAAGAACTCAACCTCACCACCTGACAGGTACTCCGATTCCCTTGTGCGCTTTGGTCGGTGGCATGGATTTCTGCTTCAACGATGTCGCACCGCATCTCCACACTATGCTGACAAATTGCTGCCTGGGGTTTACCCGACGAAAAAAAACCGAGGCCACCCTATCATCGGGATGACCTCGGTTTCAGATTTTTCCACCCGCGACCGCCTTGCGGCGGTATCTTTACCCCTCCTTTCAGTCGGGGCCGCGCTGTCGCGCGGGTTTTCGTTTTCGTCGGAGCTTCGCTCCTCTGTTTTCGTCTTCTATTCCGTTATACGGCAACAGGTGCCGAAGCCGATGCCCGTGCCCGCGATCGAGGGCGCGATGTAACCGATCACGAACAACGGGGACAGGGACGTGACGTTAGCGTTGTAGCCACGGAGGAACCCACGGGAAGACTTAGTGCCTGCCGCAGGCTTGGAGCCGTCAAAATAATTATATGCGCCAACATAAGTGTGCAAGCCTCCACCGGTCTCGGTTGCCGGACTGCTTGGCAGCATGAGTGCCTTGTTATTGTAGTCCTTGCGATAGCCTCGAATATGTCCGTAAGCATCTACATATGTATAAGTTTCCTCAAATGGCCAATTCTCGGTCTCTGGCTTGTTGCCATTGGGGGTGATGGTCAGCGACTCTTGGTCGCGCTCCATATAGGCTGCCTGATCGCCATTGTTATACTTCACGAATACCAGTCCGCTTGTCCACCATATCGGGCTCACCTGTGTGGTCATTCCGTGGAAGAGGGCGATGGATACCAGGAACTCCAACCTGTTGCCGGCAATGCTGGTGGTGTTGTCGGTGGGGTCAACGGCATTAGCACCGCACTGGGTGGCCATGTATTTCCACACCACGCAGGTCATTTCGCCCTGAGCAGGACCGGCGAAGCCAGGCACGCTGCGCCACTTGTACTTGTTTCCCTCAAAGGCAAACCACTCCAATTCATGCACGCCGTTCTTGATAGCGTAAGACATGGCGCGGTGAGCTTCCATGATGTGAAATGGATTAGTGTAGTTGTTAAGAACCTGTGGCGGATAGACAAGGCTACCCGTCAGGAAGCGGAAGCGAGTGGCGAAGCTGTAATACTTCCAGTTGCCGTCCTTGTCCATGACACGCATACCGTTCTTCGCACCGCTGGCACTCTCGCTCCAGTCTGCCTCGTTGGTGGCTGGGTCGTTGGCACAATAGCCGCTGCCCATAAGGTCGGCGTTGTGCGCGTCGAAGGTTCCACCCTCTGCCAACATTGCAGCGAACATGTTCTCAACACCGGCAGCCGTGGCATTCATGTAGGGCACAGTCTTGGTGGTGTCTGGGTTCTGGTTCATGGCTTCTTGCTCGCCTACATAGAGTGCCTTTAGGGTGGTGTGCTTGCCACCGGCATCACCTAAGACGGTGGCTTCTCCGTCGAAGGTCTCCACCATTTCGCCCGTCTCCGGGTCGGTGGTATAGACATACTTGCCCGTCATGCCTTGCGGTGCCCAATAAGAGCCGTTCCAGTCAGGATTGAAGACCGAGTGCATACGTGTCACACCGTCTTCATCGACATGGCTGACGCAGTAGTCGGGAGCCCAGCCGAAGCGGTCAACACGCTCCGCCTCGATGCCCTGCCACTCGAATGGTGAGCGTGACATCAGGAACACGTCGTAATCGGTGCCCTGGATGGTATGCTTTCCTATGATGCGGTAGTAAGGCTCAACGTTGACAATCATCACGTCACCCTCGGTGCCGTCTATCTTGCGCGGCACACCGTAGATGTCATGACCGTAGTCCAGCTTCTGAAGAATGTGCAGAATCTTGCCCACCTGTTCATCTCCACCGGTGAGCTTGGTGCCGACCAAGCACGGATAGAACAGCGAGAATGCGGATTCACGTCCGAAGCCGCCCTGCTCGTGGTACTTGTAACTCTTATAAGAGAGTGCCGGAGAGGATGAACCTGCCACGCGCACATAGCCTTCGGCAATCACTTCGAGGTCGGCAACGACATTCTCCAAGTCAGCCACCTTGTCTTGCAGGTTGGTGATGTCGGCAACCTTCTCGTCTACCTTCGCGTCGCGTTCGGTCTCAGCCTCGTTGAAGGCAGTCTCACGTGCCGCTTCTGCCTCGGTGTAGGCGGTCTGCTGTTGTTGCAACTGATTGTTGAAGACGGTTGTGCGTGCCGCTTCCGCTTGCTGGAATGATGTGTTGCGACCGGCTTCTGCCTGTTCGTAGGCGGTTTCCCTTGCGGCTTCCGCCTGCTGGCGTGCCGTCTCTTGCTGTTGGCGGGTCTGCTCGGCTTCTTTGCGGGCATCTTCATCTTCGCGCACTTCATTATTCAGGGCGTGTGCTGCCTTCGCCTCCGTCTTGGCGGCATCTCCTTGCGTCTTGGCATAATTGCCCTGCGTCTGAGCATAGTCAGCTTTCTGTTGTGCGAGTGCTGCCTTATCAGCTGCCAGCTGTGCCTTGTCGTTGGCAAGGGTGGCGGCAGATTGTGCGAGTGCTGCCTTGTCAGCTGCCAGTTGCGCCTTCTGATTGGCGAGGGCGGCGGCGGATTGTGCGAGGGCGGCTTTCTCGTCGGCATTCTGAGCAGAAGCATTGGCGGTGTTGGCTGCCGTTGTAGCAGCATTGGTGGCTGACTCACTGTCCGTCTTCAGACGTGCAAACTCGCTGACGCGTGCCGCCTCCTGATTGATGCGCTGTTGCTCGTTCTGTTGGCGTTCCTGCTCGGCAGCGATACGGGCTTCCTCGTTGATGATGCGCTGCTCCTCTGCCGCTATGCGTTGTTGCTCATTGGCAATGCGATGCGCTTCGTTGGCATAGGCAGGCAGCGAGAATTGGATTTCGGGGGCCGTCTCGCCGTTGAAGTCGAGCATCACCTGTGCCGGAGCATCGTCAACCTCAATGATGACAGATGACTGGTTGATCACCTCGTCTTCTATCGACGTGGGAAAATCGGCAACAGTGAAGTGATAGCCTATCTGGAACTTCAAGTCACCGATGGGCAGATGGTGGTCATCGAACTGCACCAGCAGCTTGGTGGGCTCACCATCCACGGGGGTGCAGTGGGTGTAACTCATGCCGTCGTAATAGGCATAGTAAGCCTTCGACGGTGCGCCCGTCCAAAACTTGACACAGAAGGGAGTCGCCCAGCCTGCATCTGATTGAAGAGTGAGAATGAAGTCACTCTTGTAATTGATTCTAAATATTGCAATGTCTGCCATATCCGTTGTTGTTATTGTTTTCGTTGTAGGTGGTCAGCCGCATATAGGGCTTCAGTATGAGGTCGAAGGCGTAGGGCACCGCGCTCATGGATTGCGGAGAGATGGGGCTGCGCTCCTTGTAGGCGTTGTCAACAAGCATCAGCGTAGCGTGCATGAGCGGCTTCGGCACCGTCCCGTACTGCTCCATGATGTCCTCCATCGAGCGGTTCAGCAGGTTCAGCACCGTTTCCTCGGCACTCTCGCCGTACATATCCAGCAAGTCCTTCTCCAGCTCCGCCTGCTCGTCGGTGAGCCTAAGTTGAGCTTTGATATTATCCAAAGTGAGATATTTCATCTTCTTTTTTATTTATCCTCCGAATAGCCGCCGGAGGTTTACCGATGGGCACAAAGAAGCCCCACGGTGTGCGGGCTGTGACCTCCGCATCCTCACCGTGGGGCCGATTATCAAGAACTATGAACTTGATGACTTACGCCGTTTCCTGCTCCTCCACGATCTTCAGCAGCTTGAATGCCTTCGGTGCGCTGTTGTCGGCTCCACCGTTAATCTTGTGGCTGAGCTCGGTTGCCGAGAAGTCGGTGTTGAGCGTGAAGACGGTGCTGTTGCGACCAGCCACGGCGGCACTTGTCGAATCGACCGAGAAACGCACCTCGCCATGCTGCTGCACTGCCAGGTACTCGAAGAAGCCGATACCGATGTAGCGGTCGGAAGACTTCACGTACTTGCCGGAGCCGTTCAGCTCGCCGTTGATGTGACCACTGGTGATGTAGTTGTAACCAGCCAGCTTGCCGTCCTTGATCACAGCGTCGGTGTTGCCCTTGAAGTCGTTGGCGGGGGTGTACTTCAGCTCGGCCTCAGTCACCTTGTCGATGATGATGGTCGGCTCACCCTCGAAGCCGATGTCTGCAACGCCAGCGACGGCAGCGGCCAGAGCCTTGGCAAAGCCGTCGCCCTTGGTGATGGTGCCGGCGGTGACGAGCGAGAACGGGCCCTTGAAGTTGTCGGTCCATGCAGCGTGTGAATAGATACGCTTGGCGAGCAGGATGTTCAGGGCCTTGCGAATCTTCATGGTAACGAAGGTGAAGAGGTCGAAGGCAGCGTTGTCGATGGCCTTGTTCGAGACGGCAACGGCCAGAGCGACGCGCTCCGATACGGCCTTGATGTTGGTGAAGTTCAGAGCCTGCTCCTCAATCTGGGCGACCTCATTTGCAACGCTGGCCACCACGTCGTCGGCACTGATAGGCCACAGGTTGTCACCTACAACACCCGTCAGGATGTTCACACCGGCGGGGAGCGTGGTGCCCTCTACCTTCGTGTCCAGCACGTCGTGAATGGTGATGGGGATGGCGCCGCTGCTGTAGATGTTGGCGGTGGAGTTCTGGTCCTGACCCGAGGTGACGGGGTTCAGCAGTACGGTGGTAGCGTTGGCACGCTTCTGCTGCACCTCCTTCAGGTACTCACGCAGCTGCTGGTTCTTGTTCTCGCTTTCGCGGATGCCAGCCACGGTGGCTTCGTCGGCATACATCTTGATGCTGCGCTGGTTGGTTTCAAACTCGCGCTTCAGCTGCTCCTCCTGGACTTTCTCCTCGGCGGTCAGTTCACGCTTTTCCTTCTCGGCCTTGTCGTACATGGCGGCAAAGCTGTCCTGAATCTCGCGGTTGCGAGACATCAGCTTCATAATTTCCTTTTTGTTCATTCTGCTTAAACGTTTAAGGGGTTAATAAATAATGTCTTCAATTTCTCTATTCATCAGCGAGAGACGGTTGCGGCGCATACGCATGACGGCCACGGCCTCACGCTCCTGCTGCTCTTTCGCCTCCAGTGCCTCGCGCTCTGCCTTCTCGCGGGCCTCGCGCTCCTCTTCGGTCTCTTCACCTTCGCCCTCGCCCTTCTTGTCGGGGTCGTCGTCGGTGTTCTGCTCACGCTTCAACTGTGCCTCGATAGCCTCGTTGATGCGGTCGCCCTGTTCGCGCACGCCGACGGTGGTCTGCTCGTAGGCGGGGTGGGTCACTACGCTCACGTCGTAGAGGACGGTGATGCGCTTCACATGGCGCACCCATATCTCCTTCTTGCCCGTCTCTTCGTCGCGCATACGCTCATAGCTCACGCCGTTCTCGGAGTCCTCATAGTCGTCCTCGAAGGCGAAAGACATTCCGTCGATGTCGCCGCGCTTGATCAGCTCCAGCGTATCGTCGGCGGTGGTGGTGTTAGGCAGGTCGCAGTCACAGTCCACACCGTCGGCACGGAGTTCGAGCTTCAGGGTGTCCTTGTCGCTGTTGCGGTAGCGGCCAAGGATGCACGACACATCGTTGCGGTGGTTGGTGTTCAGCACAATGTCGCTCTTCTGCATGACCTCGGCTGAGATGCAGCCCGGCTCCAGCACCTCGTACACCTCGCGGTAGTCACTCCATGGCGTGAGGTTGTTAGAGCGCACACCGAATACGATGGGCCGTCCGGCAATGCGTCGGCTGGCGGTCTGCCCTTCCTGTGGCTCGCGCACCTGCAAGCCGCAGTTCTGTGTAGGGATGAATCTTACTTGTTTGCTCATGTCAACTGAAATTATTCGTTACTTATCGGTCGTATTCGCGTGCGGGGTTTACTGCACGGCGCACGTTGGGGTTTCGCTTGCGCTGGACTTCACGCTCCAGGGCTTCGATTTCTTCCTTTGTTGGGTTCGGTGTCATATCGTGTCCGTTTTTAATTGTCTTTTGACAATCTTCAAATTGTCTTTTGACAATCTTCAAATTGTCTTTTGACAGTTATTTTTTGTCCTTCACTCATTTACTCCACAACTCTTCATTCTGCTTCAGCCACTCAGCTTTACTCTTCATGTCGTTCTTGCGCCATGAGCCGCCCTTATAGTGGACATAGTAGTCATCAAGACGGATGACGTTTCGGGCGACGAGCTGCGGCTTAGTCCGCATGATGTCCTCAAGCATGGCCGCGCCGGTGTCGTACCAGTTTCCGCGCACGTTCCGGGTTGCGCCTGCAACTGCCCAGCACCGCTTCGGGTCGTAGTAGCACGCACCGTTGGCAGTCAGCAGCGGCACATTGATGTAGCACAGGAACGGGAGCATACGAGGAATGTCGAACTGGTTGCCCTTCTGGTGCCACTGTATGCGGCCCACGCTGGCAAATTCCTCTTGCCACAGTGGGCTGGGGTCTTGCCGGAGCAGCACGTCGCTCTCAATGAGAATGAAGCCGTCGGGCAACAGTTCCCAAAGTTTCTGCACGCTGGCGGTGTGCTTCAACGAGCCGTAGTTGCTCAGCTTGGCCATGTCCCAGCACTTGTCGGGGTGCGAAGCAAGCAGTTCGTCGAAGTCAATAATCTGTCCTTGGGTGTTGTCGATGCGCTTCACACCCGCCATGCGTTTTTTTAACGGTCTTTCGTCGCTGTTGTCGAAGATCACGACGGGCCACTGACACCCGGCCTTTCTTATACTCATTATGCACGCCTCAGTGAGTTCGGGCGTATTGTAATGCACGATGGCGATGGTTTGTTTCTTCTTCATCTTGTCATTTTTTATGTCGTTATCGTTCAAGCTTAAAATAGCGGCGGATGCGAAAATGTCCGTCTTCGTCTTCCAGATCGTTGACGGCCAGATTGTAGATGAGTCTTGCAAGTCGCTCGTCGCGGTCATTGGCATGGATGGCTGCTTTTAGCGACTCGCCCTCGTCGCTCTTTTTCATCAGCATGGTCGTGAGCAGTGCCCAACGGTTGAAGTGTGGCGGCACGTCGGTGGGCAGTCCCATAGACTGAAGCGAGAACATGACTTCTTCCATCGTCCATGTGGGCTTTGGCTTCATCTTGCCTACAATGTCCTCGGCCTCCTGTTCGGTCAGCCTGTTGGCATAGTCAGTGGCGGTGTCTTCGTCGAGCAGGGCAAGAGCCTGTGCTGCCACCTGAGGCTCAAACCGAAACATCCACCCCATCACACGCTTCACCATTGCGCCCAGCCGCTCCATCTGCCGGGTGTCGCCGCTCTGCACGATTTGGTCGTAGCGGCTGAGAAATTGCTGTTCCATCTGTTCCTTGTTCATAGTCTTACTTGTCGTTTATGATAATCTGCATCTTGAACTCGATTTCGTTGCGCTGATAGTCAGCGTGGAACATTTCTGGCAATATCTGATAGGTCTTGCCGTCGTACTGTATGCGTGAGCGCATGGTGACTTTATCGGTCCACAACATTCGCACATTCTCCACGCCGTACACGTCGAGCGAGCCGTTGTTCAAGGAGCGGTTGCCTTTCGCCCACGATACGTTGGCCCACACCGTGCCGACTGCCTCCCACTCCACGCCTGCAGAGTCGATGCCGTACTTGCCCACCTTCTGCTCCTTACGGTTGAGAATGGTGACGAGCTTGTTCCGAAATCCACTTGAATATGCCATACGTTATTCGGTTGAATTAGTATCTGGGGTTTACTGCATACTTTATCGCTTTGGTTTACTATACTCAACCGCTTGGTTTTTCTATAGTAAACCGCAGCGGTTTGCTATACTAACCTTATGCGGTTTACTATACTAACTTCATGCGGTTTCCTCGCCTTCTTTCGGCGGCTCCTGTACGGTGTAGCTGCCCGGCTTCAGCTCCGTTGCGCCCTCGCTTTTGGCAATGAGAGCCTTCAGTGTCATTAGGTTGGCACTGGCCATCGGCTCGTCTCCGTTCTCCACCGCCGGACGGTCGTACTGCTGGCGCACTTCGTTGACCGTCGCCGCACCCGTCTGGAGCATAATCTGGTCAACCTTCGCCTGTGCCTCCTTGTCGAGTCGCATGATGGGCTGCTCGCAGAGGTGGTAGCGACGTTGGCCGAAGTCGTACTCCGTCAGCAGCTTCGAGTTGAATTCTTGCTCCATCTCCGTAATGTCCGGCTGCACCGTCCACTGAAGGAACTCCATCCGGGCGTTCTGGTAGGTGGTGTAATGCGAATTGGTGTCCTCCATCAGCAGCGGACGCTGACAGCCGTAGAAGCGGCAAACGTCGTTGATGCCCATGCCCAGCACCTCAATCATTTGCTGATCTTGTGCCGACATACTGATGTTGTGGAGTGCCGACAGTCCACGGATGCCCACCACGTCTTGCTGATACATCCTCGCGTTCAGTTCGCGGGCGTAGGCATCTATCTGGTCCTTGTTCAACATTCCGAAGGCAAACGTTCCGGCACCCTGCGGCGGCTTCTCCTCGCCGATGATGAGCTTCACGCGGCCACCCTTCGCGGCGGTTTCCATTGCCTGGTTCGTCTCTGTCTTGATGAGCGAGAGCGTGTCGATGGCGAAGCGGATGGTCGGTATGCCCCAGCCGTTGTCATACTTGTAGGTGTTGGGAATGTGGATTACGTCCTCGGCTGGCACGTCGCTCTTCTGCACGATGCCCCGGCGGGTGTAGTATTGCAGCAGGTAGTGGCCTGTCAGTTCATTGTACTGCGCTCCCGTGCATAGCCACAAGGCCCTCGGTTCTCCGTCGTCGCCACGCTCGATGTAGGCGATGCCGTTGCCGTTCTGCAACTTTGATATGACCAGTCCCTGCATGAAGGCCGAAGCCGTCATCATGGGGTTGGGCCTTACTTGCATCATATAGTTGAGCCGCTGGCCGTTGTTGGCATACTTGCTGTTTGGGTTGCCTAAAACGGGGACGAAGTTGCCGCCCTCGCTGTTCAGTCGTTGATACTGCACCTGAAACTGCCCCTCCGTCCGTGCTATCAGCCCGACGGCACGATAGACGGCAGAGATGGTCAGTGCCGCGTGGGGCGAACGCACGCTCACGATGCGGTCGGCAAACGACCCCGTGGCAGTCCCCTGATACTCCGCAGCCTTAGGGTCGGTGGTGGTGATGGTGCCGGGCATACCGTTGGCACTCACCTCACGCATCATCACGGGCTCCCGATGATGGAAGCTATTGAATTTTGAAAAAATACTCATATTCCTTTCTTTATCTTTCTGCTGAGATACTGTCTGGGGTTTACTATGATGTTACACTCAGCTCACCTGTCCCCTGGAAAGTGAACGCACCTACTGCCAGATTGCCTAATGTTGCTGTAATGCGGCATTTCTCGCAGATAGCCGTCCCTGACAAGGGAGGGGCCCCCTTTTGACTAATGAACAAATCCACAGAGTCTCCTACCTGCGGTATGTCAGAAGGCATAGCCGTCACCAGATAATTGACTGTAACTTGCCAGTCTTTCCTTCCGGCAATGAATTGCCGCCAAACGGACTCTTCCTCAGTACTTACCTCAATAATGTCAGCTGACACAATGATGTCACATGACTTTGCGCAGGCCACCAGCTTCGGATAGCCCTCTTCTCCGGGTATCGGAGTAGCCCGGAATATCTGAATGTCTTTTCCGTGAACAATGTTACTCATAATCTTATCTTAGTGTCTTGATGTTACTATTTCACCGCGGCCTATTCTCTTGAGGTAGTTTTCCATGCCGAGATATATCTTCTCACCGCTCACGTATGGCGTGCTGGCGGCAGGGGCACTTTGTTCTGACAGTGCCGATGCCAATACACCTGTTTGTGCTCGGTTCAGCACCACCTCACCTGCATTAGCCAGTATCGGAGTGGTGTCGCCGCTATACCTATTTCCGGGGACAAAGTAGCCTCCGGCAGCGTGGCCGACAATGCCGCCGTTGGCAAATATTCTGGGGAAAAACATCTTAGCGGTCACAACCCCTGCAAGATGCTCGACAGCAGCCGTCAATCCTCCCATTACTCCTGTGTTTGCATTTTCCGCTGCTACTTGAGCCGTTGCTGTAGTTGAGCTGAACATGGTAATGACACTATTGACGGCTTGGATAATAGTCATTAGTCCCTGAGCTGCACCCAACAGTTTAGTCACACCATCGGGCAGTTGGATGCCCATCTGCTGCAATCCGCTGCTGACACTTGCCAACCCACTGACCATCTTATCTGCCTGAGCGAGTCCACCTTTCTTTGAGTTGTCTTTATTCGAGAAAGTGCCACTTTCAAAGTCAAGTGACAGCTGATCAAGCCCCATCTCCTTGCGTTTCTCGTTGATTTTATCGAGGATAGCCTGCCAGTCAATGCTTTCCACGCCGCCCTCCATTGCACGCGTCCAGAAGTCCATGCCAAGTTCATCGGCAACATCGAACATAGCTGTGCCGAGCCCCACTTTGAGGCTTTCGGCGACGAGTGACTGAAGCGTTGTCATGTCGGTCAACTGAGCCGATAAGCTCTTGTAGATAGCACCTCCGAAGTCTGCTTCTGACAACTGCTGTTGCAACATATTGATGTATTCAGTCATGCCCGACTGATTGGTAATGCTGATGCCTTGTGTTTGCTCAACCTTACCCATCATCTCGTCGAGTCGCTGTTCGGCTTCCGCAATCTGCGCGCTTATACGTTTGCGGCTGTCGTCATCGGCTGCGGCTCTCCACGCAGCTTGCAGTTCCGAAACCTTCTTGGCCTGTGCATCTATGCTGCCCTCGAGCGGAGTCTTGCCGGTCATCCTGTCTAATTCCTTGCGTGCGTCCTTCAGGGCAGACAGGTACTTGTCGCGCAGTGCATCGGTGGCGGCGCGGTTCCACGCCTTCTCCAACTTCTGTACTTCCTGTCGCTGTGCCTCTATGCTGCCTTCTGGAGGTGGAGGGGTGGTTTTTGTCGACCTGCCTCCGCCTCCCGTTTTTCTGGATGGTCGCACCTTCGGAGTACGGGCATTCGGAGTTTTGGGAGGCGCAGATTGGGGTTTGTTGCGCCAATTATCTTCTGCAGGCAGATACACTGTGAACTTTTGCTTGTCGGCAGCATTGCGGTTCGCTTTATCGACAGCATCCTGTACTGTCCCTGAGGAAGACGCGCTCCCGATATAATGAAGTACAGTCAAAATCTGTCCTAACGGTCCCAGGACTGCCAAAGCTGCCGCCTCTACTGAGGACAGAACAGTAGTACTCATATCGCCGAAGTCCTTCATGGCCCTGCTCAATGGTGACACCACCGAATTGACTGCAACAAATAAATCTTTCACCCTCCGGGCTCCTTCAACGGTATCGGCCAAAGCGACGATTAGGTTAGCTTTAATTTCGTTCGCCATGGCGTTCCAGCCGTCATAGCCAAATGTCTTCATCAGCTCCGTGTTGAGCCTTTCGTTGGCACTGACAAGGTTATCCAACGACTCTCCTACTTCGCCTGTCTGCTTTTTCGTCTCTTCGAGGTTGGTGTTCAGTGTGGCAATAGCCTCGCCGAGCTTTGTGCCTGCCATGCTTCCCTGTCGGCCAAACACCTGCTGCATCACCTCTCCGGCTTCCTTGCTCGAACTGCTGGTGCTTTCTATGGCTTGTGCAACCGTCTGAAGCGCGTCGAAGATGGTGATGGTTCCGGCAGAAAGGTCTTGCGACATCTTCTGCCCGTCTATGCCCATCTTAGCCAGTGCTTCGCTGGTGCTCTGGGTCATCAGACGGATATTCTTGATGCCCATCACGATAGCGTTCATGTTTTGGTCGGTGAAGATGCCGCCTTCCGAGTTCTGAATGATGGCCACTAACTGCGAAGCCGATATGCCTGCGTCGCGGAACGACGGAGCATATTGCTGTATCATGCTCAGCAGCTTCGGCCCGTCGCCCTCTATCATGCCTTGCATACCCTCGCGGATAAGCTGCATGGCTTCTGCGCCGGACTCTCCGAACTGGGTCATCAGCGTATTGGCAGCATTGATTACTTCGCGGAAGTCCACACCGTAGGTGTCAGACAATGCACGGGCTGTCGCCGTCATGCTGTCGGCATCTGGGCCTTTCAGTCCCGTAGTAACAGTAGTCACCTGCTGCTGCTTGTCAAGCTCAACGTTAAAGTCATTCAAAGCCTTAGCTGCTGCCGATACTGCAACTACAGTGGCAGATATGGCAGCTGTGTAGATACTGGCCTTGCTTGCTGCACCGCTCATCAAGTCTACATTGACTCCGTATTTAGAGCCCAGTTCACTCAGCACCTTGCTCAGGTCAGACGAGGATGCTTTCATCACGTTTGTCTTCGGAGCTGTTGTCTCAAGCTCTTTGCCGAGCCGTTCCAGCTCGCGCTTACTCTCTACGGCGCGCTGCTTGATGGATTGGAGCGATTGTTCGAGTGCCTTGCCTACATCCGACTGCTGCATTTGCTTGCTCATGCGGTTGTAGACGGTGCTCAGGTCCACAAAGGCGTTAGAGAGTTCGCTGATGCGCCCTTTGGCGTTCTTGCTCGATGTCTCCATCTTGCCAATCTCGCGGACATACTGCTCCACGGATTTGTCGACATTGCTAAACGACTTGCCCGCTTTATTCAAGGACTCTTCGAGAGCGAGGAGACCTTTCCGGGCTTCCTTTATAGACGCGTTGTATGTTTTGTCATCGACGGTGAGCTTAAGAACCGATGTTCCTTCCATACGTTAAGATTTAAAAAGTTTGTTAAATTCCTCATCTATCATCTTTGAAAGATTCTCTAAAGCTCTCTGCATAGATGGTTTTCCGAGTGTGTTCATAAAGTTGCGTGGAGCAATGCTGCCGCGATAGTAGTCGCCTTGCTCCTGAAGTTTGAAGAATGTTCTATTGCCGCCGCGCTTGTTCCATGTGCCGTTTCTGCCGTTGGCATAGCGGGGATGAGTACCAGAGTTGATGTAGCGAAGTATAAAATTTCTCATATCGGGGCCATAGTGCAGAATATCGTCGGTGCGCTGACTGCGGAGCCTCCTGTTACCGCCTCGCTGACCTGGGCGCAACTTACGGGGTGCCTCATAACTGTTTCTGCTGCCAGATTTATTGTCGCCCAAGATACTGACAATACCACCGAGATATTTTGATGCGACGTAACGCTTCACGGCTCCGCGCGTTCCACGAGGATCGCCGTTGGCAAACTTCAGCCCTCCGGCGATGTCGTTGCGGACACGCTTCAGTTCCTGGAATATGAGTTTACGCAGCCGTTTTCCCATCTCCGAGTCAACCGTCATGCAAGCCTGTAAAGCACGCATTTGATTCTCAAGAATCTGATTATTTATTTCAACATTTATAGCCATAAAAAAATGCGCGATTAGTGCAACTATACACTAACCGGGCATTTTGATGTTGTGGGTTTACCTTGTTAATATTTCTGTGTGAATTTCGCCTTTATGCATTTTTTAATAAACCTGCGACATCACGTCGCAGGTTTACCTAACATTATTAACTATAAAACAAACTAACCATGAATATTATGAGTAGTAGACTACATATCTCGGTATAAAGGCTTTAGGAGTTTACCGCAAAAAAATCTTATCAGGATTTTTAATAAGATTGTAGGAAAAGGGTGGAGCATCCTCACGATGCGCCACCCTCGGAGGCTAAAAAGAAAAGAAAATCAACTATTTTTAATTGTGGCGATTTCGCCATATTTTACGCTGAGTGATTTTTATCGACCTCGATTGATGTTTCTCCACGTTGGAACTTCACCCTCAGCCCCATCTCTATTGCCCTATATCCGTAGAGTAGAGTGGGGAACAGCAGCAGCTCACCGACGGCTGTCAGAACGGAGCCGTCAATGACTCCCATCGGTGGGACGAAGAAGCCGCCTACAATCAGTCCCACCGATACGAAAAAGCAGACGATAAACGTTACGCGCGACAGCCAGAATGTCTGCTTGCCTTCAATATTTATTTTCATCATATCTTTCTTTTATTCGGTTTCAGTTTCGGTTTCTGACTCAGTATCGTTGAGCTCGATTGCCGTAATGCTTACTACGTCTTCGCGCCAGTCCCTGCTTATGGATAACGGATACAGTTTTGTTCCGTCAACTCTAATCGGTGTAAGAGGGGATATGACTTTGGCGGGATTGTATATCAGCTCACAATCTATCTTTCGCCGCGCACGGCTCCAGAAAGAGGCCACACGGTCCACAAGATGCTGCTCCGGGTAGGTGTCGCCAGTGCCATGTTCGGGCTGAGCTTCCCTGTGTTCAGTATAGTTCCAACCTGCGAAATAGCCATCGGAATTAAGCACGCTGCCTGCACCGAACTTCATGTAGTTTTCGGTTGAGAAAATGCAGTCCGTGCTCCATGTATCCTGAAGAACATTGTCATTTTGGGCTGTGTACTCACGACTGTCGTGGCGTTCTGGGTCGATGAATTTATGGGGGGCATCTTCGAGCGTATATTCCATGGAAAATCCGGCTAAATCGAAGCCGTCAATGAGCTTGCAATCTTCCTCGTCCATGTCAGAGCCATAAAAACGCAAGAAAATTAAGCCCTTCTTGGGGGTACTTATTCTTATTCTTCTGGTATAATGACTTCCGCTTTGGCCGTAACCATTCCACATTATGTCACCATTACCGCCGAGAAATACTTTAATGCGGGTTTCTTCTGGCCCCCACGGGTCTGCTGCTGTGGAACTCCCCCCACCATACCACACACAAGAAGCGGGTGTCATGCCGATACCCAAGCTCATATACATCCAAGCTGTTCCCATCTCAGGATTGCCTTCACGTTCTCTGGATATCCGTTGTCCATCAAGATACAATTCACCTTTCAAGGTGAAATAACCACCGTCATAAAGATGGGTTTTCGTCGTCTGGTATGTAATTTCAATACGGTCATTCCATTCTTCAAAGTGTATTACCGGGTGTATTTCGTATTCATAGAAGCCAGAACGTTCCCATTTCATAAGCCTGAACATTTTCGGCCAATAATGAGAATGACCAATAAAAGTGTCACAATAGTATTCATTCCATCCGGGTGTGTAATAGAGATACCTATACTGGGTTGGCTCAAACCCTTCATTATACATTTGCTCGCTGATAAAATCCGGGTAACAGTAGAACATTATATCGTCTATATCACCAACGTTAGCGGTAATAGAAGCCGTATTGGGACCACGCATCTGAGCATCGGTGTTGTCAGTGCCAGCAAATTCATCGGCTATCTGCAACTCTTGTGGCTGCACAATTTCGATAGCAACTGAAGTGTCGCCAGCGGCAAGATGAAGCAACTCGTCTTGCCCTATCTTAGCAATATCCTGTTCGGTGTCATCGTCTGGGCTCAGCAGATAGAGGTCCAAGCCGCTGGTGCGAGCCGTCCAACCCCAATAGATGCACATATTCGTCAAAGCATCGAGAACGGTGTATTCCGGCACGAGGCTGCCGGTGTCGTCCATGCTGCCCCCGAAAACCATCCAGTCGAACTTCCGGGTAAGCCAAGTTATTGCATCATTGCCGCCCTGAACATAGATATTCCTGAAAGTCTCGCTGGGTATTTGGGACATTATATGAAAAAGCAGTCGCGCAAAGTTCTGCAGATTATAACTACCGAACGCATTGGGCGATATGTCAATACGCGACAATGAGGAAAGGTAGCACTGAACGGGGAATTTCCTTTCCTGTGGTCGCTCAAACAGAACCCCGGAAAAGTTCTGCGCCTGCATGAAGCCTGCCCACACAATATCTCCCGAACTGTTGGTAACGAGGATAGGACGGTCAACATCCGTTGAAGGTAGAAGCTCGCGCCAGTCAAAGGGGTCTCCGTTGCGGTCCACGCCCGTATCTACAATCGTAAGATAACCGCTCTGCGTTCGCACCGGCATGAAGAAGTCTTCGTCGTCGTCCTCGTCGGTCACGAACGGCTGGGAGCCTCCGAGCAGAGGTACTACCACATCTTCTTCTGCCTCTGTGCTCTCGCTCTTGATTACTGACACTGTATAGACTGTCTCAGTTCTCAAAGAACAGAATTTTATTTGCCACTGTTTCTTAGCCATTTTTTATTTTATCGGCCAAAAACAGTGTGAGGTTTACCGCTTTCACCTCTTTGCTATTCTATAGACCTCCCACACTATCGCCACGATGCCCACAATAAGCAACACCCACTCGATGGTGCTGCGCTCTCGCGGCACCTGCTTCACCACCTCCACCGGGTATGGCTTGGGTATCGAGTCGCGCACGGTGTCGCGCTGGGCAGTGGTATGCTCCAGCTCGCGCAGCCGGTTCTGCATCTCGCGCTGAAGCACCAACCACGCCCGTTGGTTGCTCTCCATCTGTATGCCGTAGCGCGCCATCGCTGCTGAGTCCAGTTCGCGGATGATGGTCTCGTGCTCGGTGTGCGTGGAGTCGCGCTGCCGAAGGCTGTCCGTGTGCCAGTGGTGCTCCGTGCGCGTCTCGGTGACAGGCACGTATCGCGTCGTGGAGCAGCTGCCTAAGAGTGCGCACAGCAGCAGTCCGAGGACTACTGCGACGACGTAGCCCACGACGTGGGCGCAGACGGACCGCATCCGTTCCTCGCCGTCCATCCCCTTGTAGGGGTCATAGCCGTGCGACCAATAGTCATTAGGGTTATTATAGTCCATAATTGTAGGTTTTGAGGTTTATTCCCCCTCCCTTTGGGAGGGCTGGGGTAGGCTCCTATAGCCCCAGCTCGCACTCGTCCAACAGCGTATAAGTGAACGAGTTGCCATGGCCCTCACTGATCTGCTGCTGCGCGAGATACATCATCCGTGCGAAGTCGCTCGCCCGCTGGAACACCTGACAGCCTGCCGAGTATTTGTCTACGGCTGCGGCCTCGCCCACACTCACAGAGCGGTGCATATTTATGCCGAAGATACCGTAGTCCTGCGACTCCGGCAGCAGGTCATACACATCGTTGCGGTTCGCATCACGGTACACCCTCACCGGCACAGTGCGCTGACACAGAGCCTTGTATTTCCCCCGATGCCAGTCCACACGCCACATTCCGCGCCACTGTCCCGGCACGAGGATAGCCGTACCCTTCGCGTTCGACGGGTTGCGCATATAATATCGGCCCGGCTCGGTCGTTCCGGCAAACACCTCGCGCACCTTCTGCCGCGCCGGGGTGTTATATTCCACGACGAAAATATCATCGAACTGGTTAGTCACCGGGCGGCTCACGTGGGGCTGCCCCTTCCTGATGTTCTCTGCGACAGTCTGGCCGCACCTTGCGTTGCCCGCCGCGCGTATGCCTATGATGTTCAGGTTGTAATAACCGTCTGCGAAGTAAGAGTAGCCCTTCTGTCTGAAGAGCTTTTCAAAATCCGTTTTATTAACTTTTTTGAGAAGTTCCTGGTTCATTGTTTATTATTTTTTATATTCTTAAAATGGAGCCCACCCCAGCCCTCCCAAAGGGAGGGAGCCTGAACGAGGCTCAGTATTCTCTCACCGCTAACCGCCTAACTTCTAACGGTCCCAATCCCCCTCCCTTTGGGAGGGTCGGGGTAGGCTTCTCCTGTCCCCACTGTTCGACGGGATTTGAAATCCCGTCGCCCTGAGTATCGGCATTTGCAATGCCGTTGTCGTTGCCGGATTGCAAATCCGGCGGAACTGTGGGAAAGGCGGTCGCCGGTGCAATCTGAATGAAGTCCACGCTCTCGCTGTAGTCGCCGGTGCTCTCGCCAAACCAGCGTATATCGACGAACCCCTTGCAAGTTGCCAGCTTGTAGAACGTCCATGTGAAACTTTCAGGCTCCCACGAGTTGGGGTTCTCCACCCCGTCCGGCCATTCGTTGTAGTGAACAACCTCCTCAGCCAGCAGTATCTCCGAGCCTATCAGGTCGTCAACGTCGCCGCAAACGTCCTCCACATCTACGCCTTCGCAGCAGTCTTGCTCGTGGTACATCATATAGACACTGCCATCTTCAGCCGTGAAGATGATTTCTTCGCTTCGGGGCTCCATGCCCTCAATCTTCGTCAGCACCTTGCCGCGAAGTTTCTCAAATGATACTTTCTTCTTCATAGTTACTTGATGTTTAATTGATGATAATTCTTGATAATCCTTGCAAAGTTGGAATTTATCCGATTTATGGCATCGCCTCGGCATAGTTCAAACAAGTTTGTCTCTGCTCTCGGCTCGCACATAAATTGGCAAGATTTGTTTGAATAAAAAGGAGGAGCACCCGTGGCGGATGCCCCTCCGCTCTCACATTTCAGACACGGACAAGTATCCGTTAATCTGTTGTCGTAAGAAAAGGCCGCACACCGTTGTCATGCCGATGTGCAGCCTCGCGGGTCCTTATCTTTGGTCGGATGGGTGTTCTCAGGGCCTGTGTGGTAGGAGCGACCGATTATCTAATCAGGGAGGGATAGGAGCCCACCCCAGCCCATTCCCGAGCGAAGCTCGCCTACCCGTAGCCTTTCCCAAAGGGAGGGAGCCTGAACGAGGCTCAGTATATATACTCCCCTCCCTTTGGGAGGGGTCGGGGGTAGGCTTTTACCCTTCCAGATCGCCGCCGCCGCCCGTCTGGGTGTTGTCGTCGTCGGTCACGGTATTCTCATCTGTTTCAGCCTCGGTAGTCCACGAGAGCGATGCACCCTTCACGGCTGCGGCGATGTCTGCACCGGCCTTGTAAGTCACCTTGGGCTTCATGTCGGCCAACTGGAGGTTGTCGGCGTTCTCGTCCCACTTGCCATTCACGGCGGGGGAGAGGGGTCCCATTACGCCCCCGTTCAACAAGTAACCCTCGCGCACACTCTCTGCGATGCCGTCGATCATCATCTTGCAAGCCAGCTCAGCCTCGCGGAAGTCGAGCGTAGTATTTTTGCACGAAGCCTTCAGAATCTCTTCGAACGACTTCTTGCCATTTGCGATGACCTTGCCGTAGAAGCCTGATTTCTTAACTCCTTCAATCTTGCGGACCATGCCGCACTTCTTAATTTTAATTTTGAGTGCCATGTTAATAACTTTTTTATAGGGTTTATAAATACATTCTCTTTTGAGAGTTTGCCGATTCTCTTTTGAGAGTTTCGGAAATGTCTTTTGAGAGTTCCTACAATACCAGTGAAATGCCGCCTTGGGTTTACTCGCTCAATCTTTGTTGAAATGATAGCCGTATCTTTCTTGAAACATTGCGTCGATATGGTCGGGCACTCTGTCCTCTCGTTGCTGATTGAGCGTCAGCAGGTCGGTGTAGTAATTCAGTGCCGTAAGAAATTTACGGTCGTTTGGTACGCTGCCGCCCTCGATGCCGAACCGCTTCTGAGCGTATTGCAACTCACACACCAGCCGATGATTGTGTGTGAACTCTGCCGTATTGCCCCATACTAAGAGCATGGCGCAGATGATGGCGCACGTCTCAGTCGAGACGATGGGGATGCCTGCGTCAAGTGCTGACTGATACATCGCCCATCGCTCTTTGTATTCGGGGGTGTCGTAGATGCTATTCATCTTCGTCCTGTTTCCAATCGTGCTTGTCGAGGTCGTAGAGTTCTCCGATTTCGTCATTCTGAACGATGCCACTGAAACCACGTCGGCGCAACTCATACACGATGTTGAGCGTGTTGGCTTCTGCCAGGTTGCTTGTGGTGCTTGGCTCGTTCTCCTTGATGAAGGCACTCACCTTGGCGTTCCACTCGTTCTCCAGAGCGATGCGACGCTGATGGTAGCCTTGCAACGATTGGTTCAGCTTGGAGATGTCCTTGCGTATCTCATCAATCTGACGATACTTGCTGGCTATCTCTTCCTTGATTTCAGACTGTAGGGCAGCAATCTCGCGGATGGCTGTGCCCTTCTTGTTCTTTAACTCTCTGACTTGGTAGTCAAACTCACTTCTTGTCATAGTTCCTTTTGTTTATTAATTGGGTTTATACTATGAGAGCGTCAGGCCGTCAGTGGTCTGCCGCTCTCGTGAAATTCGTTCAATTCGTGTAATTCGTGTTCGTTTTTGCCCTTTGGCTTACGCCGCAATCCCGTTT